ATGAATCTATCTCTTGACACAAATAATTCCCTAACCATGAAGGGGAGCACTGATGTTGTAATCAATAATACGATTGAAATAGTAGGAACCAACACAAGCCTGCCAGTCAAAGTGATTGCAGATTTTAGCAAGATCCCGCAGGAATTACACGGAATGTACGTACAAGCTCTTGCCAATCAGTATGACAAAAACACTGTGATATTGAATAATCTTTCAACAAAGGACGAAGTTCCACCCAAAAAAAAGTCAAATCTTGATAAGATAATTGACATTTTAACAAACCGTAAAAATTGGAAAAAAAGATGAAATCTTTATTTTTATTAAGAGGCCTACCCGGCTCAGGAAAATCCACGCTTGCCAAAGCTATTGGAGGCACGCATCTTGAAGCAGACATGTACTTCATGGAGGATGGTACTTATCACTTTGATCCTGCTGGTCTAAAAGACGCTCATGCATGGTGTATATACAGCACCGAAACTGCAATGAGAAGAGGTTCAGATAAAGTCATTGTATCTAACACATTCACACAAGAATGGGAGATGGATGCTTACTACAAATTAGCAGAAAAGTATGGATTTAGAGTGTTTTCTCTGATTGTAGAGAACAGACATAACGGGGTCAATACTCACGAAGTTCCTGCTGATAAATTGGAAGCCATGAAAAACAGGTTTGAAATAAAACTCTAAAATAACCATAGAAAATAAAACAATCTGAAATGAAAGGAACATTATTAAAAGATGGTGACAATTGGATAGTAGAACACTGGGTGGGACTAAAAGTTTTTGAATATCCTATTCATCCAACTTATGAAAAATACTACTTTTTAAACGATGATGATAATGTTAAGGAGGTAGAATTTGAGGTAGTAAAAGAAAATGTCGATACTGGAGCATTAGAAGCACCTTATATAAAGATCGAGTATGCTAAGCTTATAAAGTATAAGATGGAAGAGCCCTTGCAATTCCTAGCTACGCAAGCTCAAGAGCTCGGATTGGGTTATGATACGCCGTCGCCAGGAAAAATAAAAAAGCTAACAGAGGAGGAATGGGTTGAATTAAATAATGCAGTTCCTAGAAAAATAAAAACCGCATTACAAGAATTATGGGAGGACATTCACTCTGAGTCTCTAAAAGAATTCTCATATTATATGGAAATAGAGGAGAGACAAATAATAGAGGCTTGTAAGTACGGTAACAGAATGTATAAAAACTTCGAGTCCGTGGAGGTTACAGGTAAAGATTACTACGATAAAACTTTTAGGCAGGACAAAACAGATAAGCAATGAGAATAACTTTTATATCAGACACACATAATAAGCACAAGCAAATCACAGGAGATCTCCCCGGAGGAGACCTTCTAATTCATGCTGGGGATATCAGCTCTATGGGATATGAACACGAGATCCAGCAGTTTTGCAAATGGTATAACGATATAGAAAATTACAACCATAAGGTCTTTATAGCAGGTAATCATGACTGGGGATTTCAGGACAACGTGGAGAGAGCTATAGAAATAGTGAATTCATATAAGACCATAGATTATCTAAAGGATGATCTCCTATGCATAGGGGAAGAAGGAAGCGAGGATTATTCAAAAATGGTTAAGATCTGGGGTTCTCCCTGGCAGCCTGAATTTTTTAATTGGGCTTTCAATCTTCCTAAGAACGGACATGAATTAGAATATGTTTGGAATCAGATTCCATGGGATACCGATATCCTGATTACACATGGACCTGCATACGGTAAACTTGATGACGTTGAAGGTCGTAGAGGAATACACTTAGGGTGCGAGCTGCTAGAAAAAAGAATCAACACTATAGCTAGACCTAAGATTCACGTCTGTGGACATATCCATTCAGGCTATGGCTACTATTATGATGGGCAAACCCACTATTTTAATGCCTCAGTTTTAGATGAAAGATATAACTACTCACACAAACCTTTCACCATTGATTGGAATCCCGAAACGAATGAGATTATATTTCTGTAAGGATATCTGATATTTCCCGGGATATCTCATTATGTTTACATCCTTAAATATAAAACCCACAAAATGTTTGACTCTTTTAGAAGAAGAATAAAGGTTAAGACTATCAGATTTTTTAGAGGAATAAGCTATGGTGTTGGAATTATGAAAACACCAAAGTCATCGCAGGACATATTACTAATAAAGACGGTAAAATCTTTGCTCGACGAAAAAACGGTTAGAGTTTTTTACAGTCCTCTATCATCAAAAGTTTATGCCTACACTAAGGATAAAAAAATTATAGTCATTTTCGATCTGTACTCTATTAGTATCACTAACCATAAATTCTTCTTCACCACCACTATGAGAGACGGGGTTGGCGAGGAAATTATAAATTGTGCTAAGGCTAGACTAGAAAACGATATGAAAGAGATAGAGCATATAATATCAACCAACGAGAAATCCTTTCTGTCTGAGGTGTATGATAATTTTAAGACGGCAAAAGCCAAGCAAGAGAAGAAGCAAGCACCTTCTCCTACAAATGATGAAAGATTCCAAGATGCTCTAAAGAACTATTTCGATAAACAAGAATATAATAAAATAAAGAACCACATAAATGAAGACCTTCTATAAACCAAGCGATGCAATAAAATGGACCAAAGAGAGATTGCACGATCACGGTTATGTTGTTAAGACCGAAAGATGGCAAGGAATAGAATCTCCAGATGATATGTGGGAAACCATGAACCATTCTTTTCAGTTCTTTATTCCAGACTCCGTTGAAGAGATGGTAAAAGAGATTAAGCCAAATCTACCCTGGGCGAATGACCATTTTGAGGAGAGAATTGGAGGTCTACCTCTAAATCCCCCGCCATCGAATGAGTGGTGGCCATTTAACCAGAAGAAGAATGAAAAGTTTAAGAAGGAAGAGAAATTCTCTCACACCTACCCAGAAAGGATCTGGCCTAAGTATGCCGGAGAAGATCCGGGCACTAAGCTCTCTGGCATAAGATTTGACTATGGTGATTTGGGTGATGTTGTAGATCTATTGGAAAGAGAACCCTTTACCAGACAGGCTTTTTTACCTATCTGGTTTCCGGAGGACACTGGAACATCCCATGGCGAAAGAGTCCCTTGCACTATAGGATATCATTTTATGAGAAGAGGTGATAATTTTCATATATCCTACTTTATTAGATCTTGTGACTACATAAGGCATTTTAGGGATGATATTTACCTCGCTTGCAGAAAACTGATGTGGATCTTAGCTCAACTTAAAGGACGTGATTATGAGCGCTGGAAAGACGTTAAACCTGGGTATTTTGCTATGCATATAGTGTCCCTACACTGTTTTAATAGCGAGAAGGGAATTTTAAGACAATCTAGAATATAGATTAAAACAAATAATAATGACATCAAAGGAAAAAGCAGAAGAGCTATATAAAAAAATGTATACTCAACACTCAAACATTTATCCATCAACAGCTAAAAATTGTGCATTGATAGCAGTAGATGAAATAATTAATTCAAATCCAACATCTGAACTTTCAGACCCATTTTTAGGTAATAGAACCTATGAAAATGTTAACTATTGGAAAGATGTAAAAAAAGAAATACAAAGCTTATGAACATAGAATTTCAAAACAGATGGGGTAAGCGAGGGTTTAATCTAATAGAGATGAACCTAATGAGAATAGGTAATGATAGGATGGGATACAGGTGGACGTTATTCTGTTTCCTATTTAACTTCGGATTCATTTATAAATCAAAAGTAATATGACGCCAAAAGAAAAAGCATTTGAATTAGTAGCCAAGCACAGTAGAATACTTCCTATAAATCAAACAACACTTCTAGATCATAAAAATTGTGCTTTAATAGCAGTAGATGAAATAATAGATATACTTGAAGATGAAGGATTAACGTTTGCAGAATATCACGATAAAACAACCATTGAATATTGGTTTCAGGTAAAACAAGAAATAGAAGCCCTTTAAAACTTAAATAGATATGGAAAGCAATAAAATCAAATTAGACGAAGCCATCTCTGCAATTATAAGAGAAACCCCAAATGATTGGGATCTAGGGAGAAAGCTCAGATCTTTATATCAAGAGTACAGCAATTTAATAGAAAAAAATAAAATAGAAATAAAATGGAACAAAAAGAGCACAAACTCAGACCAATGAGAGAACCCTCTAAGGACTTAGTTGAATACTATAAGTCCCTATATGAGAGGAATCAAACCAAATTCATCAGAAGATCACAGTTAGAGGTTGAACATCTTGGATCTGTTTTTGAACACGAGGATAAAAGTTTAACACTTATTGGCTCGATTGATGCCATGTTAATGTTGGTTAAAGACACTGATGGCAAGTACTACATGCTTGACAGCTCTGTAATATCTAAAAAAATTCTTAATAAAGAGTAAATTGCTTACTTTCTATATTAAATCTTTGAATCCAAAGGGGCATGTGGATGCATGCTCCTTTATTTCACACTTCGCTGCCGAGATTATAACCGATGAGATTTGTCCCAGAGGTGATAAGTTCTATGGCATATTCCTCGTTAATGGACATCCTGAGCTCTTCGATATTCTTTCGAGCTATTCCTCTGACATAATACTAGAATTTCCTCCTGATAAAACTCTTAAGTGATTCACCTTTAAAGATATATAATGTGTCTTTCGGAAATTGGGCAAAAATTAACCTGAAAGACATGGAAAACGAAAGGGATATCACACAATCGCTTCTCATGAAGCAGATTTTGGAGGAGCTTAACACCCTTAAATCTAAGATTCCCAATGGGGAACTTAAGCATATGCAGGACGGCATGGAAGAAATGCGTAAAAATTTTAAAGAGATGAAAGATGATCTTTCAGAGCTCAAAAGGAAACTTTTGGATCCTGATGATGGTGTAATAGTTAAAGTTAACGAAAACACTAAATTTAGGATTCAGGAGGAAGACCGTTATGATGAGTACATGTCAAATAAAGTTGCACTAGAGGATCTAAAGAAATGGCAATCCGGGGTTAATAAAGCCCTATGGATTATATTCGGAGCTATAATAGCTATAGCGTTGAAGATTCTTTTCGGTGTCAATCACTAAATAAGAGAATTTTATGAAGGCCGATGAGATAGAGATATATGCTGAAAATTTGATCAGATATTCTTCGATCATAAGACTCCAGGCCGGCGATCGTGAGGAGATATTAGACTGCATTAAAACTTTTGAGTATTTTGAGGATTATGAAAAATGTAGCGATCTTCTAGAAATTTTAGACAACATCGATCGTATAAATAAGGAAAATAATATTACCCACATTGGATAAGAACTTAGATAGAACAATTTTCGAGAATGCTATAAGTACGATGAAGAAGTATGGGGTTAACAGTATTCTGTCAGAAAGACTTCTTCCTAAGAAAGATAAAATCAGGAATTCGCTTCTTGCTTATTATGAGCAGACGGAGGAGTATGAGAAGTGCATGTTTGTGAAAGGATTTTTTGAAGAGCTAGAAAAAGAGATAGAGAGCAAAACATTTTTTAAAACCACAGGAGCTACAGGTGAATCAGTAGTTCAGTAATTTTTAACACCACAATCTTTATTGGTGGATATTTACAATCGTTTAAAATAGAACTTTTTATAACCTTAGGTTTCGGACTGTGTTCGAAACCTTTATTTTTTATATAGATATAATCAAATAAATAAACCCAATTAAATGATGAAGTTTGAAGATTTATCACCAGAACAAATATCGGATCTATCGAGCATATATTGGAATCGAGATCTTAGCTGGGACGAAAGAATGAAAGAGCTTAGTAAATATCTAGGCAAATCTGAGAGGACAGTTCAAGCCTGGATTTCTAAATTAGGAATAACAGAAAAAGCATTAGTTGAATCTCCACAGTATTTAAAAGCAAAGGAGAAGAAGTTTGATAAGAAGAAGAAAAGATTTATTATCACTTGGGCTCAGAATGACACACAGGTTCATGACGACTTTGTTACCAACTTAGAGGCTTATGCTAAGCACATAGACGCATCTGTTCATGTCATAGCAGGAAGATATAAAAATCCAACTTCAGTTTCAACCGACACGAGCTGTGAGGCCTGGTCAGAAAGAATAGAGCAATATTTAGATGCTGGACGTCACGAAATTCATAAGCACATGTGGATCATGTCAGATATTAAAATCCAACCTACTGCAGTGAATCCAATGACAGGCCTTGAAGGCATGAGCGGTATTAACTCTTGCGTTTTTGGATCACCAAAAAGTCAAATGGAGACAATCCCAGTTCTAGAAGGTAGTCTACCTAAACTAATGCTAACGACAGGAGCTTGTACTCTTAGAAATTACACAGACTCCAAAGCAGGTAAGAAGGGTGAATTTCATCACGTTCTTGGTTTTGTGGTTGTTGAAATAAAAGACTCCTCAGTTTTCTTTGTTAGACAGGTAACAGCAACTGACGACGGAAGCTTCACAGATCTTTACAACAGAGTTCAAAATGGCAAGGTCACTAAAGTTAAAAAGTTGGCTGCTGCCGTTCTTGGAGATCTCCACTACGGACAGCATGACGAAAGAATTATAGGCAAGACTATTGAGATGCTTAAGGATCTAAAACCTGATCATCTAGTTCTTCATGATGTCTTCGATGGTCTTTCTATAAATCATCACGAGTCTAATGATCCTTTTATTCAATATAAGAGAGAGATGGATGGAACCAACTCTTTAAGAAACGAGGTTGATCAAATGCTCAACGGTCTTAAAGATTTTGAAAAGTATAATGTGGTTGTGGTTAGAAGTAATCACGATGACTTCTTAGATAGATGGTTGAAATCTACAGATTGGAGAAAAGCTGGAACACTAAAGAACTCTTTAGAGTATATGGAGTACAGTGCTTTACTTCTTAAGGGTGAAGCACCAAACGGGGTTATACCATATCTGATCAATAAGAGATATCCTAAATTCAAAACTCTAGGCAGAAGTGACAGCTATGTTGTTAATGGCTGGGAGTTAGGACAGCATGGAGATATCGGATCGAATGGAACCAGAGGATCTCTTTTACAATTCAGAAAGTTGAACACTAAGATAGTTGTTGGCCACTACCACTCACCAGGAAGAAAGGATGGAGCTTTAGCTGTTGGGACCTCAACTAAGCTGAGAGTAAACTATAATCTAGGTCCAAGCGGATGGCTTCACTCCCATGTTATCATCCATGAAGATTCTAAGGCTCAGCATATCAATTTTATTAAAGGAGAATTCACAACTCTTAAACCATAAAAAATGTACACAGAGAAAGAAGTTTTTGAACTAATGTGTAAAGCATTTGATTGCGGATTCAAAAAATATGATGTCGTTGAGGCGGGATTAGAAGGTAAAGAAACAGAAACAGAGGTCTCCTGGATATTACAGAAATACTCTAAATCTAAAAGTGAGGAAGACGAGAATCAGGGTGTTTTCTAATAATTAAAATCTATGGATCTATTAAAATATAAAATGATAGCAGGTGTTGATGAAGTGGGCAGGGGATGCCTCAGCGGTCCAGTTGTTGCTGCTGCTGTGATACTTCCTCCTGATTTTAAAGACCCAAGGATAAAGGACAGCAAGGCTATCAAGAGCCAAAAAAAGAGAGAGGAGATAGAAAAGGTCATTAAAGAGAATGCAATTAGTTGGGGTATAGGTGAAAGCTCACCGCAGGAGATTGATCAGATCAATATTCTGCAGGCAACATTCTTAGCTATGAAAAGAGCTATAGATGCCTGCGGACAAATCCCAGATTTCCTTTATATCGACGGGGATAAATTTCCGGGTCATAAAGGAATACCATATGAATGTGTAATTAAGGGAGATTCAAAGGTGCTTTGCATCTCAGCTGCTTCTATCTTAGCTAAGGTTCACAGAGATAGATTAATGCAATCTATGTCGCCAGAATTTCCAGAATATCTGTGGGAGAAAAATATGGGATATGGAACACCAGATCATATTAAAGCAATAAAAGAAATAGGAATATCTAAACATCACAGAAAAACTTTCTGTACAAATTTTATTTAAAATGGAAAACGAAAACGTATTCGATCTAAGTGGTTCAAACGAGACACTGATATCATCAATGAACTTAGGAATAAACCAAGAGGTGGTTCAATTTAAACAAGCCGAATGGGTCTTCCAATTTGACAAAGGAGAGCCAACAGTTTTTGCTTGGTGCAACAATCCCGAAGAGCCTGGTGATCTTTCTATAAAGCTTTCCCCCAACTCATCGAGCACTATCGAATTCAAAGATAGAGATGGCAGAAGCTTTAAGATCTACGCAAGAGAAATCACAGAACCAACTTTGAAAATGCTCGAGCAGGATGGATCGGTAGATGTTGACTTACAAGAGGGCTAAAAAAACAATCTCTTGTTTGGTTATATAGAATTAAAACCATAAATGAAATCCAACTATTCTTTTAATGCCGAGCTCATATCAAATAGAAAATTTACAAAGGAGGAGCTTGGGTTAATAAAAAATGAAATTGAGGCTAATGAGGATTTCCCCCACATATACCAGATCTTTGCGGAGGTAATAGAAATCAACTTCAACGGCTATATTGAGATCTATATTGACAGCATTCCATTTGATGTTGATCTTTCAATTGATATAGAAGATATGATGAAGGAGATAGACAATCTAATCAAAGGCGGATGGTCTAATGATTCTAAGATAGAATTCTACTCTATAAAACCAATACTGACTTATATTTGGTATAAGGATGGCAAGGAATGGAAGGAGTCCGCTATGAATACGCCTAAGACCGATTTCTTCCCTGAAGATGACTCTTGGGAAGATCCAGATGAAGATTTCTACACTAGCAATTACTATCCAGATTATGATGACGAGGATGATTCCAACTGGTAGTTGAAACAAAACAGGCAATTGAATATATAAATCACGTATTAGGTTTACCCTTATACTTAGTGTCCCGGGTCATTCAGGCCTTAGAGCAGTTCGAAAGAGCAGCAAAGGGATTTTAAAAAAAACAAGGTAAAAATGAAGAAGAACAACACTTCCGGCGTGTCGAGTAACTCCACGCCACAACCCCAAGCTTGGGTAGCAGTATCAAACAGTAGACAAAAGATCTACGGAACAGACAAGGTCTATCTTGACAACGATCAAGAATTCCAAATCGAACTTTTCAATCCCACAGAAAAATCTTACTTAACTAAGATCTACTTGAATGGTAAATCAGTCAGCACATCAGGATTGGTTATAAGACCAGGACAGAGATATTTCTTGGATCGATTTATTGACGAAAAAAGAAAGCTGGTTTTTTCAACCTATGAGGTGGAAGACACCAATGAGGTTAAGAAAGCTATTGAGAGCAACGGAAAGATCAGAGTTGAATTTTACCCAGAGCAGACCCCTCCTCTATGGTATGGCGGATGCACTTGGACCTATTACGGAAGCGGTTTAAACACAACATTAAACAACACAGGAGGAATAGGAACATATACTATTAACACCACCCCGCTATACAATAACGGTTTTACAACTACATCAGTAGGAACCTCAGCTATCTATAACACATCAACTTATTCTGCAGGTTCAGGATCAGCCACTTCCTACAGCTCTAGTTCATCAAACCAAAGTTTGAATATGAACATTGCAGGTAGCTTAGAGACCGGCAGAGTTGAGAAGGGAGAAGCATCAGATCAAACTTTCGGGTCAGACTATGGATCTTATAGCTCTTCGTATGAAAGCGTTTCTGAATATCAGATAATGCCAAGATCAACAAAACCAGTAGAGGTTTCAGAGATCAGATCATACTGTCCAGGATGCGGTACTAGAATCAAGAAATCAAGCTGGAAGTTCTGTCCAAGTTGTGGAGAATCTTTAGACTAATTTTTAAAACACTAAAAAAAATAAATCATGGAAACTGTAATTCCTATTAAGATGGTGGAAATCCCACCAAGCTGTAGAACTTTCCAATATGGGGAAGAACCTGAGTTGATCCACATAATTAAGACAGGTTTTGTTGATAAATACATGATAGTACACGAGGATGCCTATGAATTTATGCTGGGCAAGGTTGAATTCGCAACCCAGCAAGGGATAATGGATAGATTTAATATTGATCTTAGCACCCCTCCGGAGACCAAAAAATAACAACAATTAAGATGAAGAGAATACTAGCTATTCTATTTTTGCTCCCTGTTTTCACCTATGCTCAGGAGAAGCTCAACAAAATGCCAGAATGGGACACGGTTATAACCAATCCCGTCTATGTGTCATTTCACAATCAAAAAGCGGGAAGCCCGGTTGCAGTGGTTTATAAGCTGTACAAAGGCGGAGGACCCTGCAGCAGAGCAGGATTTAGATTTATCAATGACCTGAAGGTTAAAACCGCCACGTCGGATGATTACTCTAAAAGCGGATATGATAAAGGTCATATGGCCAACTCAGAGGACTTTGCCAATAACTGTCCTTATGATGAGCTCACTTTTAGATTTTACAATTGCACTCCACAAAAGCCTGAATTAAACAGAGGCCCTTGGAGAATGCTAGAGAGCAAAATCAGAGATGCCTCTCAGACCGATTCTTTGCTCGTATTTTGCGTTAATATTTACGGCGATACTAGCTTACACCTAGGTAATTCTAGAGCGGTAGTGCCAACTATATGCATTAAGGCGGCTAAAAGCATTACCACTGGCAAGTATTTATATTTTGTAGCGTTCACTAACACCTCAACACCCGCTGAGATCCCAACATTAACCCAATTAGAACTGGAGAAAAAGTACGGTATTAGCATGGTGTCACTGGAGAAAATATACGGAATTAAAACGAAAAAGTAAAAAAAGATAGATATATAAAGAAAAAGTAAAAAGATGAGTAAAATTATTTCATTTGAAGACTTCGCTAAGAAAGGTGCAAAAGTATCAGATATAGCTGAAGATAATTTGCAACCCGCTGAAGCAGGTAAAGAGCACAATGAACAATACTATATGTTCTTCCAAAACCTAGCTTCTATTAAGCACTATGTTGATGAGATCCTTGCACACAACCCCGCAGATGTTGATGCTCTTCTAAAGAACGGTCATGATTGGGCTGCTGATCATATCTCAACCTCTAAAGACGACGTACAAGAGGTTTCTGAATGGCTTAGAAATGAGCTAGACGGAGAAGCACACAAAGAAGTTGAAGAGAAGCCAATCGAGGTTGATCTTGAGGACAATGACGATGATGAAAATGATGACGACGATGCTGCTAATAAGGATGACGAGATGACAGACAATGGCAAAGAGGGTGAAGAAGGTGAGGAGAGCGAAGATGACGAAGAAGAAGAAGAATAATTTCCGAGTGATCACAAATACGAAGCTAGATACTAAAAATATCTGGCTTTTTTTTTGAAACTCTGTGTAGACAAAGCTCTAAGAAAATAAAAGATTCTCATGAAGATATTTAGATACAAGGTTCCAAATTTTCTAAGAAACGCCTGGCTTTTCAGAAGGGAGCTCACTGAATTTCGTTGGTGGGATTACGGGTACACACTTTCCATGTTGAGGAGAAGTCTAGAGATAATGGCTGATAAATTCGAAAAAGATGGCATAGAAGAGGATATCAGCAGAATGAAAAAGGTTGATAAAATGAGGAGGGCTATAGAGATTCTAAGCAACGTCAGAGGGGTTGCTCATATCGAGATGGCAGAAAAGGAGCTAGGTAAATTATTTACAGGTCCTGTGGAATTTAAAGAATCTGAATCTCATCCCGGATTTTATGAATTGGTAGATAATGAAATACCTCAGGAGAAGGACCATAACAGAAAAGTATTTAATAGAGCAAGTGAAATAGAAGAGTCTGAATGGAAAGAGCTTTGGGAGATATTTAAGGGTCAGGATTGCAAAAGCTGCAAGATTGGCAAAAAGAAGAACTGGAATGATTGGTTTGACGGAAGCGGAATGAGAGGCTGGTGGGATTAGTATTTTTTTTAATCGAGATTATTTTATACATTTACTTAAAATTAGGAAACCATGGGAATAAAAAACTACGAAAGGCTAATAGAGGATATCATGATCACAGCAGAAGAGGAGGATTACATTTCTGACAACAAGAAGAAAGACATTTTTACACAATGGACAGTTGTTGGAGACGGTGGATTTGTTCCGAGTGTTCCCACTGTGGATAGATTAAGTCCTGGCCTATACGAGCTTGCGTGGGATAACAAATACAATACAGTTAGCTTCATAGGTCAGAAGATGAACACCGATGAACTTTACGAGTTGCCTACAGCTGAGATCAAGGAGATCCTTAGCGATATTAAAAGCTTTTGGTCTAAGTCTTCTGACTATCAGAAATATAAGCTCATGCATAAGAGAGGTATACTTCTCTATGGCGATCCTGGATGTGGTAAATCTGGAATCCTTCAGCTCTGCATGAAGCATATTATCCAGGAATTATCTGGTGTAGTAATCAATTTAAAAGATGAGGACTCAGTTAAGCATTACGTTGATGCTATTCCAAGATTTAGACAAATTGAGCCCAACAGACCTCTAATAGTTATTATAGAAGATATAGATGCTATCGCAGGTGACAGCAACTATGTCAATTCAATTCTTCTGAACATATTGGATGGGGTTAAACAAATAGAAAACGTGGTTTATATTGCTACCACCAACTACCCAGAAAGACTTGCAGAGAGAATTACAAACAGGCCATCAAGATTTGATCGCAGATACTATATAGCTTCACCTTCTAAAGAAGTGAGAAGATCTTACCTCTTAAATAAAGGGGCGGATCTAAAACTTGATATGGAGAGATGGGTTAAAGACACAGAGGGAATGTCAATGTCTCACTTGAAAGAACTCTTTATCTCAGTTGTTGTTTTGGATATCAAGTACGAAGATGCTATTGCGCATCTTAAAGGGTTAAAGAAATCACCTAGAAATAAATCACAGGGAGGCATAGGCTTCTCGGCAGAATAAAAAAAATAAAAAAAATATGGAAACGTTATACTCTTACATCTTTTGGTACAATCCTTATGAAGAATTATGGTACGCTATTGAAAGGGATTCTCAGCTAGAATTCTTTAATGGAGACAGAAAAAAATCAATTTACTATAAATCTGATAAGCACTCCACTCTAGTGGAGATTCTCACTAAAGCAAATCTTCTGAAGGTGCTTACCGAAAAGGACTCTAAAAAGAAATAATATGAAAATAAAAGAGCTAATAGAAAAGCTACAACAATTCGACCCTGAATTGATGGTGGTGGTTGACGGCTACGAGGGCGGATACGACGATCCAATAGTTGGTCCCGTCAAGAAACTCAAGCTCAACGCCAATGAAGAGTGGTACTACGGAAATCACGAATGGAGCAAAACGGACGAAGGCGTCGAAGCTCTTCTTATAGAAAGACCTAAATCTTAGCAATAAAATGAAAGATAAAAAACAAATACTAGTTGAAACACTGCTGAATAAAATGTTCGAAATAGCAGGGCATCAGGTTACCTACGATGATATCAAGGACCGGAAGGATGAATGGTACAGGGAGTACACTATGACGGAAGAGCAATCTAAGGAGTGGTGCGACTGGGGAGAGAAGTACATCAAAAAGACCTTAAAATTTCCTAAAATTCTAGCAAGAAGGGAAATGATTATGTTTGATCTTAATTACGGATTAACCATAAAAGGGGTGGATAAGAACATATAATCTTTTAAAGGTCTAAAAAAATAAACATGCCGTCGATTAACGTCGTACTTGCAGTCGGCAGTGCACTGGCTGCCGTTTTCAAATGGGTTTGGGAATACACCAAGAAAATGAAGTGGGAGAAGAATAAATTTCTTCTGGAAGAGCTTGAGAAATTCCATTCACTCGAATCAACTATAGCTATGGAGACCATTCTTGATTGGAACTCCGCTGATATTACCATAAACGATAGAAGAATAAAATTCGATGATGATTTACTTTATTCTTCCTTTGCAACATACTACAATCAAGACTTTACTAAGGATCAGCTCTTATTAAGAGGTCTTTTTGATGACTACTTTGACAATCTAACCCGACTAATCTTTATGGCTAAAAGCGGATTGGTCGACGAAAAGAACCTAATCATGTTTCTTGGATACTGGATAAAAATTCTCAACGGAGACAGATCAGCAAAATCTGAAAGACTGGTATTCCAGATTCAGAATTACTTAAGATATTACTCATACGAAGCCTTATTTGAAACCCTACAAAAGGAGAAGAAGAGAAAAACAATCCACGGGCCTACTAGTTAAACGATAAAACTATGAGCAGCTTAGATAAAGCATATAAAATATACAGGGACTACTATCGGAATAATCAATGGACTGGCGAGGACGTTCGTAACTATCTCAAATCAAATTGGATCGATTATGAGGAGTATAATTTTGAGGAGTTTAAAGAGATGGTGCTAACCAATGATAGATTTAACCAAAAGTGGTCTAATGGATGCACCCAAGATCTTTCAGGAGAAGAAAGATGGGAATTGCTCAGATTGAAGGTAGGTGATGAGCTATTTAATGCTTGGAAGGAAGCTCTCATGCCTTTCGGAGGTGGATTAAGCGAAGAACTACGAGCATATAAGATACCATACAGAATAATAACAGAGTAAAAATACAAAATTATGACTATAGAAGAAGCAAAAGACCAACTAATTGAAATCTTGGAAACCCAAGTAGTGGATCTATCAATGATGTCCAAGATAGAACTTGGTGATGATGTAATTGCAGAGATTAAAAGACTTAAATCTATCATCAATGAATAACGAAATCAGTCCTATCATCATTGCGGCAGTAGAATCAATGAAACGAATTAACCATGGTTTGGAAGTAGAGTTCATAGGTGAAATGACAAGAACAGAACCATCAGAACATTACCCAATCGGTCAATTAGGAATTTCGACTAAAATGACTATGTTAGGTCTTGAAGAAAATGTTTTCTTAAGCTGTCAACTATGCGAAGACATTCTTACACCGTATGGTCATCTCGTGGCAGTAGAAATAGTGATGGAAACTTTTAGAGACAAGCTAAAAGAGTTATATGAACAGATCAACAAATAGAAGGCCATGAATAACGAACAACAAGAATTATTGGATGAGGCGTATAAGAATTATGTAAAATCTTTTTTTAAGGGTGAATTGAAAGAAAACTACGAAGGGGGTGGACATGAACTTGTTTTAGAAGATTGGAATGATGTTTCAATGGACCATGAAATACTAAAAGGTAAAGGTAAGAATCGTCATTATATTGATAATGAGGTTTTGGGACTTGCAGGGATCCATCTTACACAGGAAGGACAACGGTATCCAGAAGCAATCAATATTGTTATTGAACGATTGGAGGATCAGCCTCTTATTGAAGAAACAATTGAAGAACAAACAGCATATTCAGAAGCATGACAACATTAGAAGATTTAAAGAAAGAACTTGAACCCTATTGTAATACACTTGTCCTAGACTATTTTGAAGTAGTAAGGCTGGTTGATGTAATTGATGGTGAGGATGATTACTATTGGGTTTATGACACGAAGAAGGGGATAGTTCATAGCTCATGCGTTGGAGGATGGATTCCTCTAAAAGGTAAAATTGAAGATGAAAACTACGATAGATTAGTTAGGGTTTGGAATCTAAACAATATAGAAAAAGCAATATGACACCGGAGTACATATTATGCGCTGCTATCTGGTATAAAGAAATACCTATTAAGAAAGAGATACCGCACAACGTGTTACCTATTAACTGTGATAAAGGATTAGTCTTTTGCGGTTACCGTCATACTCACTGTATGTACACAATGGTTAGTTTAACAGGACTAAGAAGTGTAGAAACTGAGGTTGGTGAATATGTGCAAGGATTTCTCACGAGCAAAAATAGATTTGTTGATCGCGAGGAAGGGGCAGCGATACATCAAGCAAATGGGCATACAATAGATTTTGAAAACAGATTATTTAGTGAAGACCTATATTAAAAATCATGGAACAGACATCAATAGAATGGTTAGAAAATGCACTTTTAAATAGAGGTGTTAGAATTTATCAAAATTCTTTGCATAGAGAATTATTTAAAGAAGCCAAAGAAATGCAGAAGAGGGATAACGCTTTATTTCTAAGATGGTTTACTAAACACTACTCAATCAAAACCATCGATGGCTTCCTTACCTGGGTTGATTCTATGGATAACGAGGTGGCTATTGAAAAAATAATAGAACATTATTATTCTAATAGTTTATAGGAATGAAACAAGCCTTTAAAAGGTTCTATAAAAATTATGAAATTAAGAAAAGAAAAATACGGTAAGCATACCATTTACAGAAACGACTGGATGGAATTCTGCACAGGATGGCATAAACTAGCCTTTAAGATTGCTCCTGCGTCATACTTCGACAATAGGCTTATGATTCAAATAGTTCCTTTCTGGGGTCAATTATTTATTCATATTGGCTGGATCAGAAGCAAATATGATGAGTGTGATCCCCCAAGATATGGTTTCTATTTCTATTCAATACAGGGTCCAATTCCAACAGAATTTGTTTGGTGCTGGGGTAGAAAAAATAAAACATTCTATATGCCTTGGAGTCCAGAGTGGGTGAGAACATCTAGAATGCTTAAGGATAAAACATGGCTGCATGAAATGCGAGGTAATAGAAAGAAAGGTATTGATTTTGATTGGTGGAAGGAAGATGTCAAAGAATCTTTATGGAAAGAAACCCATCCATATAAATACGTATTAAAGGATGGAACAGTACAGGAAAGAACAGCAACTATAAAGGTTGAAGAAAGAGAATGGAGACCTAGATGGTTTATGTGGACTTCACTCTTTGCTAGAAAAATTCGTTCAATAGATATAGAATTCAATGACGAAGTCGGGGAAAGGACTGGTTCTTGGAAAGGTGGTACCCTAGGATGCGGCTGGAATTTACTGTCTAAAGAATCGCCTTTGGAATGTTTGCGTAGAATGGAGAGAGAAAGAAAATTTAATTAATATGGCAAGATATAGGCTAATAGAGATCCGAGACAAACTTATCAATGAAGGGAAACCATACTGGAGAGTTGAAAAACTAATCTTAGGGTTATGGTGGTCAAAATACTTCGAAGAACACTCAATGGATAGCGCAACCTTTTATAGTAAAAAGGAGGCAAATACATGGTACGAATACCACACCGATCCACCTAGTAGAATTAAAATTAAAGTATTAGCACAAAATAAATAAATCATATGAAAAAGATCATTCTAACAGCACTAGTAGGATTAGTTCTCACGGCAGCAACTATTCCACAGTTCTTCTATTACAGCGAGATCAGAAAAGCAATCGCAGTCAGAGGAAATCAACAAGGAACCATAGTTATTAAGGATCACTCAGGTCAAACAGTAATGACAGCAGAGTATCCAGGAAACTCAAGCAGATGGATCAGCGTTTATAAATTAGCTCCTGGTCCATACACTGCAACAACTGCAGATGGTGGGGTTCTTAGCTTTTACAGACGTCCTTAAATCTTAAAAAAATAAAACATGGAAAACAATAAACTAAAATTAGATTTTTTAAAAAGGATTCTAACAGATACTACATATAATGAAGATGTAAGGAATGAATTCTTTTTAACTAAAGATTTCCCAACGGAAGAGGTTATGGAAGCTATTGTTAATTCAGAAATAGATGTTCAAAGCCTCGAAGGAACATTTTGGCCCCAGAGAGCTCACACTATGATTGGATTGAAGAGGCTTAACAATATCCACAATTCACTTGATTATGTGAGGGAAAATGATATAGAGGGAGACGTTATAGAAACCGGAGTTTGGAGAGGTGGATGTTGTATTTTCATTAAGATGTACCTGAAGCTTTACAATTTGAATAAAAAGATTTTCGTTGCGGATTCTTTTAAAGGATTGCCAGAGCCAACTGATGTAAATGATTTCGGTAGTGATTTGCACACATATTCAGCCTTAAGCATTTCAGAAGAAGAAGTAAGGGGAAACTTTGAATTGTATGGAGCATTAGATAATAATGTTATTTTCATAAATGGCTGGTTTTCTGATACTCTTAGGGATAATGGCAATATCGGTAAACTTTGTATTTTAAGATTTGATGGAGACATGTACAGCAGCACAATGGATGTACTAAATCCTCTGTACGATAAGGTTTCAGATAGTGGAATAATTATAATTGATGACTATTGTTTACCGAATTGCGTAAAAGCGGTTACCGAATTTAGACAAAAAAACAATATAACAGACGAAATAAGAGTTGTTGACACTTGTGGAGTTTGGTGGTATAAAAAATAAAACATGAAAAAAAGTACGCTTATAGGAATGTTCTGGGGATTTTATTTAGGGGCAACGATCACAGGATTATTTGGTGCAGGACTTAGCGATCCCAGATGGTGGATAGTTGTTATGCCAGTAATTATATTAACCCAATGGGAAAAAAGAACATTTAACGACGAAAACTAGTAATAAAATCCAATATGAAATACCGCACAAGGAAAATTGTAAAACCAGGAGATCTAAATCCAAGAGGAACCCTTTTCGGGGGCAGAGTTCTCGAATGGGCGGATGAGGAGGCAGCTATCTTTGCTATCTGCCAGATGAAATCATCAAGCGTTGTTACTAAGGCAATGAGTGAGGTTAATTTCGTTCGAACAGCAAAACAAGGTGACATAGTGGAGTTCGGAATGGATTTAGTCTCTGTCGGAACAACCTCTATAACCATAGCTTGCGATGTTAGAAACAAAGCAACCAAAGAAACTATTATCAAGATAGACAAGATAGTATTTGTCTTGCTTGACGACGAAGGAAAGCCTAAACCTCATAATATCAAGAAATAAAATGTCAAAGAGAAAAGCCAAGTATAAAAAGATCGTCAAAGAGTGGAACGAAGCTAGCAAGCTAGAGGTGTGGGAGGGCATCAGAGATAATTTCACATTTGGCTTTATCGGAGCAACCCTTGTGGTGTTTATAGCCACTAGAACAGATCTAGCGGTTCTTGCTGGGTACATCACTTACTACTATATGATGGGTAAAATTGTAAACCGTCCAAAGTATGTAACTGATCTCGGAAAGATGATCGTGTTTCCTATACCCTCCGCTCTAGGAGCATTTACAGGCTACAAGCTAAGTTACTTTTTAATCCAGCTCATACAATCTGGGCATCTAAAATAACCGGAATGAAGACTAAATACGAAGCATATAAGGTGGGATCTGATGTATGGGCTATAAGCAGATACAGCGACAAGGATGGAAACCCTACAGATCACTGCGCTATCTATCAAGCCAGAGTTAAAACTGTTTATATCCAGATGGACGAAAAAACAAACTCATTAGAAACCGAATATTGGCTAGAAACACCATCGGGATCTGAGTGGGGATGTGAGGTTAAAGGTTCTGAGGTTAGCGATTCTTTTGATGAGCTGGTAACTAAACTGAGATCTGAGTGGATTGGAAATTCAAATACCTTCTAAGGGTAAATAACGACTATGGAAAAGAAGACACGTAAAACCGGGACAAATTGCAAATGCTCAAGATCCAATAGGTCTAAATGGGATTCAATATTTGAGGAGATACAGGTCTCTCTCCACGAAGATCTTCCGCTAAGAGTAAGAAATTGGCTAAAAAATAAATTCACAGCACCAGAAATAAAAAATCAAGATGTCAACACTGGAAACACAATACAGAAACTACAAGAGGGAGAATCCTCGATCTGAGCTCACATTTTCCGAATGGAAAGATTGGTTCGTTCAAAGCTTATCGAGAAATTTAGAGAAAGCAGCTCTAGGAAAAGATCCGGTAATATCAGATGACTTTACAATAGGCCCAGATGGTGCATATGAACACATCGAAACATCATGGCAGGAGATATGGGAGCATCTAGATGCATGGTGTCAAAAGAACGACAAGGCCCCAACTCTTAAAGAATTAATGTTGTGGTTAGAAGAAAATTACCACCCTCCTATCAAAATTCTTCCGTAATCTTTTCTTATATTTACCTTGTAATTAAAAATTTAAAAATGGCACAGATATTAGCAATATCATTCCTAGCATTAATAATAACAGGAGTAGCAAAAATGGTATTCGATGTTCAAATGGCAAAATTAAAAAGAATGCTCACCCATTTACTTAAATAGGTAATATATTTAGTCAGGTGGCGGAATGGATAGACGCATACTTGTTGGTTTTAAGGTTAAAACATGATTTGCAAACATGGGGTAGTTCCACTCATAGGGGATTAGTATACATGGGTCCTTCTGTAATAAAGAAAAATACCCACCATACAGGTTCGAATCCTGTCCTGACTACGAGGGGAAAATAATCTCAAGCAGCCCCAAATGGTGAATCATCTTAGCTTATATAGGCATAAAGATGTGCGACCGCCGGTAAAGATTGCTAAGGTTGACTCGGGGAAAGTCCCGACCATGGTCAGGTGGCGAAATGGATGATTGACTTTAGTCTCTCCTCGGTAGACGCAACGAAAGTAGAGCAAGATGGCCCAATCCTTTTAGGAGCGAATAAGCTACTCTATACAGGTTCGAATCCTGTCTTGACCACTTTTTAATATTATGAATAGAAACAATAATCATAAAGACGCTTTAATAGCTTTGATCGTAACGATTGTAATGGCAGCAGCTGCAATTGTGTCGATGATGTTAATATGATACAAAGAGCAATACTAGGAATTTTCGGAGTTTTTATATCTGCCGTTATTGCTATATCTTTTTCCATCGGCATGGCAGAATTAGGGGTCTATCTAAACGAACTTTTAAAAAAGAAAGATGAAAGTAAATAGAAAAGAACTAGAATGGTTTTTAAAAAACATTCGGAGTAGGGAGCAGCAAAACGGAGAGCCTTATACTGATGAGCAGTTGGTGAACGAACTAGCAGGATATATGGAGGTTAATCCAGCTTGTATCGACGTAAACGGGGTGTCTCATCCAGGAAGATACTACTACTCTACTGTTGGTTACGGAGTGTTTAGTTTACTTGGGGAGCGATATAGAATGGGTAGGGTTGAGGTATTTGACAAACAAAATGATAGCGGATATCAAATAGACGAAGGTAGCTATTGTATGCCATTCGTAGCTGCTAATCAATTTGAAGATTTTATAAACTCCATTGAAACTGATTTACCTATCAATATAGAAATGGGTAGCCACAAATGGTGTCAAGAAGCAGTTTCGGAAGAGCTTGGAATCCCTGTTGATCTGTTAAATGATCCGGATACCAAAAGAGCTTACTATAGAAAAAAGAATGATGAGGAAGCTCAAAGACTTGGATTTAAAGATTTTGACGACCAACTAGAAAAAAGCGGCCTTGGGGATTTAAGAATAAAAAAAGAAGAAAAGTAGACACAATTAAAAACAAGTAAAATGAAAAAAGTAACACTCATAGTAGTCAGCCTACTTGCAACTCTATTAAGCTATTCACAAGACTTCAGTAGGGTAATAAGAGAATCTAAATGTGAATACAGGGATGAGAAATGGGTTACAGTGTCAACCAATTACCCAACAGATTTATTTCTAATCATGAAGGATTGGGATATCACTATTGGTAAGTACAAATTCAAGACTTACGATCAATCTGAAAAGACTATTTACGACGATCACGTTTGCTACACTTGGAAGTGTATTAACGGGGAAGGGGACAAATGCTTCTTTATGATGAAAAAATTCAGACCTGAGGTATCAACACATATGCTATACGCTATTGTTTACGAGACCGGGATCATGTACGAATATGAGACCGAATAGCGAAACAATTTGGGATCTTTGCCATATAAAAGTGGTATTTATTTATAACAAAAAAAACAAAAAATGAAAAAAGTGTTTAAATTAGGCATTTTGGCAGCGTTAGTAATGATCGCAGCAACAAGTGCAAATGCGCAAAAGAACTCTAAGTTCGTAAGCGGAACGGTATCTTACACAAAGTCAACTGATGTGAAAGCATCTTACAGCTTTAACCCAACAATCGGTTACTTCGTAACTGAAAAAGTAGCAGTAGGTGTATTAGGAGAAATCGGAGAGACAGCAACTGGAAAAATCACAAATGTAGGTGTATTCGGAAGATGTCATTTTATGACTATCGGTAAAAATTGTCAGGTGTTCTCTCAATTAAGTTTAACTAGCAATTCGGCAACAGAAGCAGGGGTTAAGTCTACATCTACAGAGGCTAACCTAGGTTTAGGTGCTAACTATTCAATTTCTAAGAGATTAGGTCTTACTATGAATGTATGTGATTTAGTTTCTTATGAAACAGCAGACGGTAACTCAACGATGACTGTTGGATTCACCGGCGTTACTAACCCATTTGCAACAGCAAAGTTCGGGGTTATTTACAACTTTTAATATTTAGAATCAAATTTGAAAAAAGCTTGGATAAAACCAAGCTTTTTTTGTGGGGATAAGCAAACGTAAAGTTAACATTGAACAGCTTAGAGGGCATTTGGAATCAATAATATATAAGGAGATGAATGATATACTAACCATAGTAATACCGTGCAAAAACGAGGGCTGGGGAATAATAGACGTTTTAGCTCTTTTAGAAAAACAAGATATAAGGACAGTGATTATAGTTGCAGACTCATCAGATAATAACACAACATATCTTCTTAGACAGTACTCGGCATCAAATAATCCATATCTACAAATAGTACCTGGTGGATTTCCAGCGGAGGCTAGAAATAATGGAGCTATGAGGGTGACAACTCCATATGTTCTGTTTATGGATGCTGACATATACCTTAATGAACCCGATCTTTTGTCTAGCTGTCTAGAATTAGCTAAGTCAGGAGATTATGATCTAGTTACCTGTAAATTTAAAACAACATCAGGAAAATATAATTGGGTCTATAGAATGTTTGATTTTTTCCAGTGGATAAGTTCTAAAACTAAGCCGTTTGCAGTTGGAGGATTTATGCTATTTAAAACTGAGACCTTTAAAAAATTAAATGGATTTAATGAAGAGGATAAAATTGCTGAGGACTATCATCTTAGTTCGAAGATTAATCCCAAGAAATTTAAGATCATCAATCGTTATGTACATACTCCAGATAGAAGATTTTCTAAGAAGGGCGTGTATTATATGATCAAATTGGCCTGGAAGTCATGGCTAAATAGAAATAACGAAGATTTTTTCAAAAAAGATTATAATTACTGGTCATGAGAAAGAAAGTTGACATCAAATTCGAATTTATTGTGGTAACCACAGTTACTGTTCTAATCCTTATTACAAAATTAGTATGTAGTCTATGAAATATAAAGCAATCATAGTTTCAGATCTGCATCTTGGGACTAAAGACTCAAAAGCTAATGACTTTATAGATTTTTTGGAATCCCATCCAACAGATCTACTAATTCTGAATGGCGACATAGTGGATGGGTGGGCTTTGAACCGCGGAGCAAAATGGAAAAAATCACACACCCAGGTTATTGCCAAGCTTTTAAAGATTTCTAATAAAACCAAGATTATTTGGATCAGAGGAAATCATGATGAATTCCTGGTTGAGTTTATAGGATCTCACTTTGGAAACATTGAGGTGAGGGAGGATTATCGTCTAAATGTCTCAGAAAATCTTTCGTACTATATTTTTCATGGAGATGTAATAGATGTTTTCATAACCAAATATAAGTGGCTAGCAAAAATCGGATCTGTTGGATATGATCTAGCTTTATGGTTAAACCGTTGGTATAATAGATACAGAGTTTGGAGAGGACTTCCATATCAGTCAATATCACAACAAATTAAGGCTGGGGTTAAATCTGCCACCAACTATATTAACGATTTCGAAAGTGCAGCCGTTAAGATGGCAAAAAAACACAACTGTGTAGGAGTTATCTGCGGACATATACATCAGCCTGCAGATATCAAGATGTTAGATGGGCATTATCTAAATTCTGGAGATTGGGTTGAAAATAGAACAGCTATTTTATTGGACTCCCGAAATAATTTATCTATATTTAGACTATAAAGATCAAAAAAATGAAAAAGATCTTTTTAGTGTTAACGCTAACCATCCCAACATTAAAATCATTCACACAAACTCAAACCAGAAAACAGACGGTCAATTGCGAATCTCCAAAAAATCAAAATCCAATTCCGACCTCATCTGGCATGTCTAAAAAATCTAGCTCTGATAATTACGGGGCAGAACCCGAAGTTGATACAAGAGTTTTTCTAGGATCAATTAGTTCTTTCCCAGTTGGTGAATTTAGAAAAACAAATAAATTCGAAACAGGAGCTGAGGTAAGAATGTCAGTTGGAGTTTCTGAAGGCCTAGATGCAACTTTTTCCATCGGGTATTTTAGAGATTTCTCTGGTGATAGATCTAATAATTTTTCCCAAACAACTTTTAAATTGGGATTAAAATATTATATTGTGAGCGGAGAATATGAATATGATGGGTTATATTTAGGAATGAACGCAGGGGGAAGTTTTGGGAGCAAAGAGATAAACGGTTACGAAGATTTTAAAAATAAACTAATATACAGTCCATATATAGGGTACACCTGGAAAAGATTAGATTTTGATGCCATAGTTAATAATATGGTTTATGGTAATAGTAAAAAATTAATCTCATTCGGAGCAGGTGTAGCATATAGACTATAAATAAAAGAATGAGCCAGTCCATTAAAAATCCAACAATCTTCTGCGATCTGGATGGAACAGTTTTCATCTACAGAAAATTTGAAGAGATTACTAAAACCCCAGCAAAGAAAATAAAATCAACCGTGGATTATCTAGTATCTGCAAAGAAAAAAGGTGCACATATAGTGATAACAACTGCTAGACCAAATGGTCTCAGAGGCCATACAATCAACGAGCTGGTAGAAAATAAAATACCGTTTGACCAGATAGTCATGGGAATAGAGAGGGGTGAGAGGATACTCATAAATGACAGCGATGAGGGAAGTGATTTACCCCGCGCTATTGCGATTCCAGTAAAAAGAAATGAGGGCGTTCCTAAGGACAAGTTCTAGGATATATAGAATCGATGATAAAGAAATTCCAAGATTTTATAAACGAAGGAAAGGAACCTGAGATATTCTCCGGATATAACGGGAGATATCTTTTCGATGTCGATAAAGCTTACTCCTTGATAAATTCAGGAGAGATAGGATCTATCCGCAAGACATATCCACCATATCTTCTAAATCAATACTCTCGGGAGGATTTTTCATTTGTTGATCCTCTTAAAATGCAGAAGCTGAAAGGTAAAATGGATTACAGTCTTCCTATTGGACTCTTGGTAAAATTCAAGAATCCAGAAACTCCAGAAGATGGTGGAGAGTGGATTTTGATAGATGGAAATCACAGGGTTAGAACTGCGGCAGAAGAGGGTAAACCCGGAGATCTAATAGTTGTACCCAATCCATCTGATGTTGATCGATTTATGACAGTTGATACAGATATACCCCACGAATTATTCCCAGACTATTAATAAGTATTCCTATCAGGAAACAGAGGATCAGGCTTTATGTCCTGATCTTTTTTGTTTTTAAGGTAATTTACAGCAGCAGTCCCAATATCCCCGAGAAGTCCAGACGTATCGTTTGGTCTTTTCATTTCCTTTACAATCTCTGGAGTCAATCCGGGATTTAGTTTTTCCAGCCTTTTAGCTATCTGGTCTAAATACTCTTTACTTGGTTGCATGCTCTATATACTCATCTAATAACGAAACTAAATTTTATGGGAGGGATAAAATGATTATGGAATACAAAAAATTTGCACAGATGATCACTCTCCTGAAGGATCACGAAAAGAAAGTTAGTCAGGCATATAAACTCGGAATAGACATATTCGATGTCCATGAGAGTCTTCAAGTTATTATAGAAATGCTTTTTGAGGAGGTTTACGGTAAGGAAGGTGCTGATTGGATTAGCTGGTTTAGATTTGAATCAGAATATGGCAAGAAAGACTGGAGCAAAACCCCAACGTACAGGGAGATCAAAGGAGGAAAGATAGAAAGAGTACCTCCGGAGGAGCAGAGCAAATATGGGGCTCATGACGAAAATGGGGAGCCTATCTGCTATTCTGTTAAGTCCACATGGGAATATCTGGAGAGACATTATAACAAGAAGCCTAAAGGAAGGAAATAAGGAGATATATAAAGCATGTCTAAAATAGTATACGATTTCCCCTCTTTTTTAACTCGTTTGTACGAATATAATGGAGGATCAGCAAACTCTATGATTATGGGGGACAGCTTAGTCCCTTCAATATATCAAAACATTTCGGCAGATGCTAAGAGGTCTTTCCTTTACGAAACACCAGATACAGGTCTTAACCATTCAGGATGGGCAGTTTTACAATTGAATAAAGCTCTTTCTTCTGCGCCCATAAGGAATGAGATTAAAAATGTTTTTATATCAATAGGATCTAATGAGGTCTACACTGAAATACCAGCATCTCCTCTTAAAAAGTTAGCTCAGAATTTAAAAGAGAAATTCCCAAATGCTAAATATTACACTTTTAGAGGGGAGAAGGGATATTCCACAGCAGTTGATGGCGGATCGGATTGGTTCGGTAAGAAAATACCAAATATAGATAATGCTATTGAGAGCTACTATGCTAAATTTCCACCTCTAGGAATCAATGTTTTAAACACTCCTCCAATATACTCAGTCAAGCATCCAGGACCTTCTACCCCGGGGATTATTGCAGTTGCCAAGGAGATAAGCAAAATAGTAGAGGGAGGAACAGTAAATTTGACTCCAGCGGCATCTGGATTTTCAGGAAGCGCAGCATCATCAGGTTCGACCGAGGATAGACCAGAAAATATAGAGCATTTCCAAGATTGGTTAGATGCTAATAAGCCAGGATGGGCTTGGGGATATCCTGGTGGGATAGTTAATAAAAAAGGGGGATATGGAAAATTTGGTCCTAGAACAACGAAAGCCTGGAATGTCTATAAAGATCTGTATTTGAAAAATCCAAAAGGATCTCAAGCATCAATTACTCCAATAATTCCGAAGGTTAATCCTTCTTCAGATATAACAGAGACTGATGGTAAAACAACCACTTCAAACTGCACAATCTGGACTCCGAAAAATGTCAACGGTCCAGTAGATGTTTTTGTACTGTATCCAGGGATTAAGGTTGGGGATAAATTAGGAAAGGAATATATGCCACCTTTAGTTAAAAATGCAGTAAGTGATTGGTTTAATAAGTATGCTATAGTTATACCCAACAAACACACAACACCCTTTGAAAATGTTAAAGCTGATTTAGATGCTGTCTTATCTAAGAATAAATTAAGTCAAAAGAGTTTAAGTGTTGGAATATTCTCAGGAAGTGGAAATGATTCAGCAGACATAACAAAATATCTAGGGGATCTTAGTCTTAAAAATTTAATCCTAATGGATCCTACTCCAGGGAACAATCTAACCTCTGCGGCTAAAAAACTTAGTAGCAAAGGTACTGGAATTTATTTAATGTACAATCCAAAGAACTGGGGTGATGCAGGATATTACGGTGGAATAAGTGGAGGATCCCTTTATGGACCAATCTCAAAACTAGCTACAGCAGTTCCAAATTCGGATAGAGTTACCACAGCTCATATGAACATACCAACTGAAATGCTTAAGAAGTATAAGACCCAGATAGAAAGAAACTTATTATAAATAAAATAAAAATCAAAGATGAAAAAAGTACAAGTATTAGACTTTTATGCTGAATGGTGTGGACCTTGCAGAGCAATGAGTCCAGCAGTAGAGGCATTAATGGCAGAGCATAATATCGAGGGATCTGATATAGAGATCAAGAAAGTTAATGTTGATAAAGAGCCAGTGTTAACAGAGAAGTATGGAATTAGAAGTATTCCTGTTCTTGTTTTTCTGAAAGATGGTGAGGAGTTCACAAGAACTGTTGGTGCACAATCCAAAGACAAAATAGTAACAAAGATCAATGAAGCTTTAGCAGCTTAATTTGTGATTTATATCTTACTAAAAAAGGGATCAATTGATCCCTTTTTCTATTCTCTCTATTTTCTAAATCTAAGCTTCCTCGTAATTTATCTTCCTCTGTTCAACCACATTCATGGTGTCACCGTTTCTATCAATATAGATATACTCACAGGATATTAATCCAAATTCATTTATGTGTTCAAGTACTTCATCTGCAGAAAAACATGTGCAAGAGTAAATATCAAATTGAAACATAGGAGGTTCACTTCTATCCCAAACATGGATAGCAGCATGGGAAGTTGCAAGAGTCACTGTTCCTGTTATCCCCTCATTTCCTGGCTCGTCAACATAGACCGATGTTGGGCCAGCTACCACAACCATTCTTACCTTTTCGACTAGCCTTTTCAGCCAGTCATTTAGATACTCCTCCTTACTTGGCGGATTTTTTACATACCCCTTAACAATGAGGTGAAGGTGATTCGGTACAAACGGTTCTTTCATTATGTCTATTTTTTAAGCTATATATTAATTAGAGGGCCTTCTAAAAACCACTTTTATGGTGATATATAAAACAAAAAAACCGAAACTATATGCTTTTAAAAGTCGGGTCTAAAGGAGAGGACGTTAAAAAACTCCAGGAGAAATTAGGTCTAACCGCAGATGGAAGTTTTGGACCTGGAACTGAAGCCAAGGTGAAAGCATGGCAGGCAGCAAACGGTCTGACAGCTGATGGCATAGTTGGACCTGGGACCTGGGGTAAGTTATTTGAAGAAAAATCAGTAGCAGCCCCTGCACCGACTCCAACACCAGCTCAGCCAGTAAATATACCAGCATCAAGCTTTAAATTAGCTGCTTTAAAGGGTCACATCCCAGATGCAGTCATTGCTCAAATTCCTGATACTGCTGCAAAATTCGGAATTACAAGTCCATTAAGACTTGCACATTTCTTGGCTCAATGTGGACACGAAAGTGGAGGATTTAAAGCAGTGAAAGAAAATTTAAACTATTCTGCTGATGGACTTAAAAAGATCTTTGGAAAATACTTCCCAGGAAATTTGAATGAATCTTACGCTAGACAACCTGAAAAAATTGCTAACCGTGTTTACGGGAGTCGTATGGGTAATGGTCCAGAAAATTCAGGAGACGGAGCTAAATTCTGTGGACGTGGGTATATTCAATTAACAGGAAAGGAAAACTATTCAAAGTTTGATAAAACTGTCGATGATGACATCTTAGCAAACCCAGAACTCGTTGCCACTAAATACCCCCTAGCTTCTGCAGCATTCTTCTTTAATAGCAATGGTCTTTGGACTATCTGCGATAAAGGAGCGGATGAAGCAACAGTTACTGCCGTTACAAAAAGAGTAAATGGAGGAACAGTCGGACTGCCAGATAGACTTAAGCACTTCAATGAATATTGGAGTCTATTAAAATAACTATAAAATTTTGAAATATAAGCTCAAAACAAAGCTAGCTTTTGCGTTATCTATACTCTTTATGCTAATATTTTTAGTGGTAAAGATTGCAGTTCTCTTTGAAAATGTACCGTCCACACCTACTACAAGATGGACAGAATTTATTTGTTTTATTGGATGCTTACCTTGTTTTTACATTATTTTTAAAGATTATACACATAGTATGAAAACTGCTATTGGTGAAGAACAAATTAAAACTTTAAAAGAATTAGAAACATTTATAGAAAATTCTGCAATCGTATCAAAAGCTGACTCAAAAGGTAAGATTACTTACATCAACCAAAAATTTACCGATGTGTCTGGTTATACATTAGAAGATGCAATTGGTAAAGATCATAATATAGTTAATTCGGGAACTCACTCTAAAGAGTTTTGGACAGACATGTACAAAACTGTTATTAAAGATAAAAGTATATGGAATGCAGTTTGTACAAATCGTGCCAAAGATGGACAACTTTATTATGTTGATACTTTTATTAAAGGACAATTTGATTCACAGAATAATTTTTTAGGTTTTATGTCAATCCGTCAGGATATTACAGAGCTAAAGAAAAAAGAAGTAGAGATTCGTAATAGAATGACTGCAATTAACAAATCAAATGCTGTAATTGAATTTGATCTTAATGGTAATATAATGTTTGCCAACCACTTGTTTGTAGAAACTATGGGATATTCTTCAGATTCTGAACTTATAGGTAAACACCATCGAATCTTTATCGAGGATGAGTACGAAAAATCTCCAGAATATGTTAATTTCTGGGAAACCCTTAGATCCGGAGTATTCTTTTCGGGAGAAATTGTAAGGGTTCGCAAAGACGGATCTTTAATATATTTACAAGCCACTTACAATCCAATCATAGGCACTAATGGAAAAGTTTATCGGGTTATGAAGATTGCCACAGATATCACTAATACAATCGATCAGCAAAAAGAAATTGAAAAGAAAAACACATACCTAGAACACGCTGCAAAGATTCTTAGACATGATATGCATAGTGGAATTAACACATACATGCCAAGAGGACTTTCCTCATTAGATAGAAGATTAACCGACGAGAAAGCAAAAGAATTAAAAATTGATGCTCCTCTAAAAATGATTAAAGAAGGGCTAAGACATACCCAAAAAGTTTACAAGGGGGTTTATGAATTTACAAACCTTGTTAAGAAAGACGCTGTTCTCGATAAGAGTACATGTAGCTTAAACGCTATCCTTGAAGACTACTTATCAGCCACTGCATATCGTCCGCAAGTTATACTTGAGGATCTCGGAGAAAGTGGAGTTAATGAAGCACTGTTTTGTACTTCAATAGATAACCTTATTCGTAATGGATTAAAGTACAATGACAGCGATAAAAAGTTTGTTAAGATCTATCGGGTAGAAAATGTTCTATACATTGAGGATAATGGGAGAGGATTAAGCGCTGAAGATTTTAAATACTTATCTCAACCCTATACTCGTAAAGAGGGACAAAAAGAATCAGGCACAGGCTTAGGATTAAACATATGTATTGCTATACTGGAAGAACATGGATTTTCTATAACCTGTGATAAACTTCCGGAAGGTGGGACACAAATGAAAATTCAAATAAAATAAAAAAACCAAACACAATGATCGATTCAATTTTATTAGTAGACGATGAAAGTCTTTTTCACTTAGTATTTGAAGACGCATGTAGTCTCCTTGACATCTCGCTATCACTTGAAAGTCTAAACAGTTCTGATGAAGCTGCAAAGTTATTTGAAGGCTGGCAAGAAGACTCAACAGGAAAACCTGAATGCGTTTTTGTAGACCTTAACATAATAGGTTCATCTTATGATGGGATAGAACTTATTAGAAAAGTAAATAACGAATACGGCAACGGTGTTGTAATTGGCATCATATCATCATCAAACGATGTGGAGGAGCAAGAAAAAGCAAAAGCAGCTGGTGCACAATTCTGGATAATTAAGTCTGATGACATTGAGCCTCGTCTTGAGGATTTCAGAAAAGATTTTGACGGATACAAAGCAAGAATTAAACCCTTTAAAGTCTATAAATAATGATAGTAAATAAAGAAACTCGAGATCTCTTACTAGAAATTCAAAAAACAAAAAGATTGTTTCTTGAAGGCAACCTCCTTAAAGTTATTGAGGCTGAAGAAGGTGATGTTGAGTTTTCTGAATATTTAAAGGAATCAACTGAAAAAGATAAGGCAGCTCGTAGGAGAAGACTTGAGGTTACTAAACAGGTGCAGGAACAAAATGCTGATTTGTTAGATTGGCAAAGAGAAAATCAGCACCTTACGGATAATCTAAAAGATGCCCTTACAAATGCCGAGAGCGCAAAGTCAGATGCTCTTAGTGCAAAAGAAGAAGCTGAAAGGCTAAAGGAAGAAGCTGTTAGATTAAAAGACGAGGCTGAACAATCAAAGGAGGAGGCAGAAAAAGCAAAAGACTCTGCACTAAATGATCTTGATGTTTTACAGAAAAGATCACAAACAGAATTAATCAGTACAATAGTTAAAGTTGCATTGCTTGTAATATTAAGTGTTGGAGTAATTACAACCATAATGTACTCAATAGCAATGTGGACAGGAAAAGATACCCAAATTATTGGATCCACTTGGTCTAATATGTTTGGCATATTGCTTACCAATGCATTTTCCATTGTAGGAACAATTATGGGGGTTAAATATGCTAGTGAGGGTAAAGAAAATAAATAAATAAAAATGGCTAAATCACGTAAAGGTTATACAAAACCAAGTAGGAATAAGATTAACCAAAAAAAAGATCTGGCTAGGATTAAAAAGAACCAAGAGATCCTAAGCGGTCTTAAAAAATAAAATAAGACAATCACACTATGAAAAAAATTCTAGAAAACTTTAAAAATTGGACCGGTGGACTTTTCAAAGACGAAACAGGTTCGCCCTCATCGAAAAGATTCGTAGGAATTACTTGCTCTCTGACTCTCTGCATTACAATGTATCACAACAGCTTTTCTACAGCAGATATTGCTCCTGCGTCTTCCCTTGTAGATGCAGTTGCTCTTCTTGCCTTTGGCTGTTTGGGATTATCATCAATTGATAAATTTACTGCTGCAAAAAAGGGTATGCAAGATGCAATAACTCAGGATTCAGCTCCAAAGAAAGCTGATACCCCAGTTGATACCACTTGTACAGTATGTGGTAACGAGCCTTGTACTTGCCAAAATTAAAAATAAATAAAAAGTAATGTCAAACGAAGAGATAAAACCAGTGATTTCAACTACCAAAGGCGCTATGGAAACAAATCAATCTAAAATTGCACCAGGATTCTCAGATAAAGCAGCAGAGAACAAAAGAATAGCAGAAGCTAAAATAGAGGCAGCAGAAGCAGAAGAAGCAAAAGCTAAAAAAATAGCGGAGGAGAACCAAAGAGCTAAAGAAGCTACGCTAAAAGCAGAAGCTGAAATGAGATACATAAATGCAAAGATCCAAGCAGAAAAAGCACTAAAAGAAGCACAATCATCTTCGAGATTTTCACAACTGGAATCTGAGAGATCTAAAAGGATAAACGGTAATAAAAAATAATATAATAAAAATGGATAAACCAGAAAGGGAAAAAATAATTTCCGATACAGAAATTGGATATATCAAATCTAAAATTTTTATACTAAATAACTATAAAACCATCATTAAAGTAGGGGTGGCACTCTTCTTGCTTTATTGGGTTATATTCATTCTAACACCAAATGTTAAGATGTCTGCTGATGCAAAGGCGAAAATAGAAGCACTTGACAGTCATATTGACAGTCTCCAATCTGAACAGAAAAAATTGGAAGAAGGTATCAATATATTCAATAAAGAAGTTCTCAATATAGATAAAAAAATATCGAACATAAAGCAAGAAAAAACAATAATAAAAGAAATATATCATGAAAAAATTAACAGCGTTGATAATTACAGTATCGATGAGCTTGACAGCTTTTTCGCAGAAAGATACGGTTACTCCTACTAAGTGTTTCTCTATCCCTTTAGTTAAAGTGATTGCTAAAGATCTTCTAAGCGGGGATTCAGCTAAAGCCCTTTTGAAGTTAACTGAGGATCAGTTAAAACAAACTGAGAATAAAGTATCATTAAAGGATAGCGTGATCTCCAAAATGCAGGAGAAGGAGAAAAATTATCTATCAATAATAGACGACGAGAAGGGTAAATATGGTATATTGGAGGATCACACTAAAAAAGTAGAAAAAAGTTTAAAATGGGAAAGGGTTAAGAATAAATTCACCAAAGTGGTATCTATAGGTGTAATTGGTGTATTGACCTTCTTTTTAGTAACAAAATAATTAAGATCTAACTAGTTTATAACCTCGGATATTTTTTTATTCCGGGGTTTTTTGTTACCTTTGGTCTTCACTAAAAATAAATTTATGCTTAAAAGAATTCTGATTGTTTTCGTAATCTTTCTCTCTTTTTCTGCTGCTAAGTCCCAAACTATTCAAGGTAAGTGGATGGGTCACTTTAATAATAAAGGCGATGTCACACTCAATGGATCTAATGGGATGGAGTATATTCTCGAGCTAAATGTCGAGGATGGTAAAGTTAGTGGATATTCTTACTCTTATTTTAATAACAAGAAAAATTATACTGTCTGCTCTTTAGATGGAACATATAACGCATCCACTAAGCGATTAGAGGTCACTGAGGTAAAAAGGGTCAGAGGGAATTTACCTTTCACAACGGCCACAGTTCTTCAAACCCATTATCTTACATATACTAATAATGGGGACAAAGAGATTCTCTCAGGAATATGGAAAGCTTCGAATAAAAGAAAAAGCGATGAGGGTAAAACAGTTCTTTCGAGATACGTTACAAAATCAACTCCAACGGTTTTAAATAAACCCGCGGTTTCCGTTAAAGAAAAGTTAAAGGAGGATAAGCCAAAAACTGCACTTCAAGATACTGTTGCTAAAATCCAGCCAATTAAAACTGATCCTAAAATAGAGAATAAGCCGGATCCACTTATAGCATCAAGAGAAACTGTGATGGAAAGCCAGATCGAGATAAAAAAAGATAGCTTTATTGTGGAAATTTACGATAATGGTGAAATTGACGGAGATACAGTTACACTTTTCTACAACGGTAAAGCTATAGTTCAACATCAAATGCTAAGGGCTACTCCTATCACACTGAAACTATCTGCAGAGGTAGGAACATCAAATCAATTGATAATGTACGCAGATAACTTGGGTAAAGTGCCACCAAACACCGGATTAATGATAGTTAAGGACGGTAATCTAAGATATGAGGTTAGGCTTAGCACTGACATGAAGAAGAGCAGTATGATACAATTCACTCATAAATCACAGGGGCTTGTTTCTAAATAAAGCCCCATTTTATTTTTTTACCCCGAAATATTTCACTATATTTGCACTTTAATCAATCATGTGATTAAAAAAGTAATAATCATTGACCTTAAAAAATACTAAGATGAAAACTACTTTGATTAAATTTTCTATGGCTTTTGGGCTTTTATTTTTTGTGAACCAAGCTGGAACTTTAGCTCGGGTTGGAAATCACAATTTCAGATCTAAAGAGCCAGGGATTGTAAACAACTCTGGCGATGAGGATGCTATTAATTATCGTGACCTTTATATTGAAATCGTAAAGCAGGATATAGAATTCCCTGAAATTGTTTGGTCCCAAGCTATTCTAGAATCAGGACATTTTACTAGCAAGGTATTCAAGGAGAATAACAATTTCTTTGGCATGAGACTCCCTGCAATTAGGAGTACAGTGGCGGTGGGTAAAAGGAATGGGTATGCCATTTACAATTCATGGAGAGACTGCGTTAGAGACTACAAGCTTTATCAGGACTACATATTCAGCAAAAGGACATATACAGAGGAGTCTTACTTTACCCATTTAAATAAGACTTATTCAATTAGCGGTGCTTCATACAGTTCTAAGCTAAAAGCGATTAGAAAAACACTAGAAAAAAGAGTGGGGAATACTAAAACAGATGATACTGATAAAAAAGAATCTAAGAAGATCCAAAGAGACCCAATCATTCTAAGCAAAAAAGACCAGGAAGATTGCGATGATTAACATAAAGTACGAAATAGAACAAACCCTTCCCGGAATATTTACGGTTAAGGTACAGGATGACTATCAGAGAGCTATGCTTTTCCTTAGATGTCAGGAGCATTACGAGTCACATTTTGAGGAAATAAAAGGATCACATTTTGATGTCTTTGAGTATATGGAGAGATACACTAAATGGAAGGGAGGAGGCTCATTTACATACACATCAGATTGGGCAGGGTTTAACGTTCCTGATTATGCTGTTGAAAAGCCAATCAAACACGTTTTAGACCTCCGTAATGGCATTTTTCCAACTCCATATGACTATGTTATGTCAGATATCATAGAACTCGTTAAAAGCAAAATAAAGAGGAATAGCAAGTGGTATTTGCTAGGAGTTGATTCATTCGAAAGCAGAACTATGATGCACGAGACTGCTCACGGACTTTACTACGTGAGTGCTAAGTATAGTGAGAAGGCTAGAAAAATGGTACAAGATCTCCCGGGTGGGATATTTGGTGGAATGAAGGATCTGCTTTTAAAAATGGGATATTGTGATGCCGTTATAGTAGACGAGATCCAGGCCTATATGTCAACTGGTTTAACCACAGAGATGTCTAAAATTCCTGGGATTCAGAAGCATTTAAAAGGATTTCAGAAACATTTCGAAAAATACGCTCTTTAATTATAAAAGAACCCCGCATGGAGCACAAAGTAAAAGTTAGATACAACACTAAGCATCCTCACGAAAGCGACTTTGAATGGAGACTCCTAGTAGATGATGAGCCAGAAAGGCTGGTTAATAAAATCATTATTAATTGTCCATCGTATACATCATCTGAATTTATTGAAGGGCATGGTCTCAAATATCACATCAGCACAGATTGCGAGTCTGTAGAATTTGAAGAATCAGAAGAGAAAATCACAGCAATTATAAAATAAAAAAGGCATAGTTTAACTATGCCTTTTCTGTTATTATAGGGATTTAGATTATTTCTTGTTTGAAGGGTATCCCTCATGAGCATGTAGTGCTTCAAAAACCTCCTGTCTTTTAGACTCTTTTAGGTAAGTTGACAATTCTCTAACTTTATCATAGTCCCCAGCATCTAGGGCTTGATCGATCATAGACTGAATGTCTCTTTGAGCCAATCTAGAATAATCAATTTCTTCAGGTTCTGTTTCCTCCTCTGGCTCTACTGGTTCTTCAGTTTCACCATCCTCTGGCTCTTCACCAGCTTCTTTAGATTGAAGATTATAATCGGCTAATTGTCTTTGATACTCCTCCTCTGCACTAACTATTTCATCCACTATCTCTTTAACCTTTCTTTTAGCTAAAGGATCTTGATTTAATATTAGATACATTAGTTTTAGCATATCTGGTGCTGGCATCAGCATCATCTTTCCAAAAACCTTCTCCCTTAAGTTCTTAACTTTTTGTGATTCTATACTAAAAGAGTTATTCATAAAATCTCTAAGATCCGCTGCTATTTCTGGACCATATCTTAGATCCTCTATTTCATCCGCTAAAGAATCGGTATTCATAATAATCGTTTCAGCAGTCTCCTCGTCATCTGGTATAGCATTTGCAGAGATTAGTTCATATATTCCTTTTACCGTCTCGTGAATAAGCATAGAGAAATCTGTTCCTAGCGCATGAACGGTTGGTCCAGTTTGATCGAAAAGATCTTTGGCTTCATCTGAAATTTCATCAGTGCTTGCTAAGTCATCAAGAATTCTTTTGGCTAAGTCATCTGAAGATTCCTCTTCCTCATCTTTCTTAGGTGTTTCCCATTCAACTTTAACAGATCCTGAAAATCCTGACTTGTCTCTTGTCCACATTTCTAATTGAACCTCCATTGGAATCTGCCAGTCAAAAAATCCTGCAATGTCGCTGATTTTGATTAGGGTATCCTTGTACTCCTGAGCAATTTTTTGTCCTTCCTTACGGTCTTTTCCTTTTCCAAAGATTTCGATAAAGCCACTCATAGTTTCTTCCATGGCAAGAACTTTTTTAACATTCTTGGCTTCTCCCTGAACTATATTATTAGCTATCTTTCTTCTTTGTATCTCAGAGATAATCCCCTCGTCTTCTAGCTGTTTAAGCTTTGGCATTTCTGGCATTTCAGACTTTTCTGGAACATCCTTCATCATCTTTTTGATCTCATTAGGATCTGGAAATTTAATGTCTAGTGTTACTCCATCTAGAATGTCCTCATATAGGCCTCTGATAACATCCTCAGCCAATTTTGCAAGGGCTTTTTCGTGCCCTGCCTGAATCATTCTTGCTCTTCCTACTAGACCCATAAAATTACCAATATCCCCGCCGTATCTAGTTGCTAGTTCTCTGTTTCTTTGGGAAGCTCTGGCTTCAACATCGGAAAGGTATTTCTTTCCTTTGTCATCTCCACCTTCTCCTGGGATTCCGACGTTACCCTTTAATGAGGCTTCGTTTATTAAATCTGAAAATGTCTTAATCATTGTATCTTGCTTTTAATTTTGAAATATCAAATTGTATTGGGGCCTTAGCTTTTTTAAGCTCAATTAGGAATCTTTCTACAACTTCCTCAGCAGTAGCTTTAGGTGATGGGTCTGCACCTGGTTTTTCTCTTCTTATTGGACCAGCTGGTTTTACCGGGGCCGAGGGTTTAGTGCCGGGGGTAGTTGCTGGCTTAGTAGCAGGACCTCCTGGATTTGTACTCGGTGCAGGCTTATTAGACTTAGTTGCTAAAAATTCATCGATTTTAGTTAAAACTCTCATTACTAGTATTTTTGTTTGAATATATATCGCTATACAAATCTTAGATAATATGTTACAAACAAGTTTCAAGACATTTTCTGAAGCAACTCCCATTTTAGAGAACGTGCAGATGGCTAAGGATTACCTACTTAAAAGGTATGCTACAGCTAAAAAGATTAAAACCTCAGAAATACCTGAGGAAACCAAGCAAAAGATACTAAATGATCCTAAATTTAAACAAGTTAGGGATCTAACACAGAAGTTTCCAAACTATACCCCGTTATTTACCAAATTTGCATTTGATCAAGGTGCGGAAATGGAGGAATTGCAGGAGATTGTGGATTTAATGACACAGTACAAAAACAATCTGGCAAAGGATCTAGAAATGCCAGTAATGGACTATGGAAAACTTGAGCCCACAGAAGAAGATCAAAGACCAGGATATGAGGTTTTAGGCGATGACCTTAGAAACATACCAAGAAAAGTAAAACTTAGAAAACTCTACAACAGACTGGTTCCTGAAATGAAAATACAATTTGCTAAGGCGACACCAAAGCAAATAGAAAAGCTTGAAGAGATCTCAAACCAATTAGATCAACTTCCAGAAAAGGATGGCGAAAACGCATGGGATGAGTTCACTCAGAACATGAAGAAATACACCGACACGAGAACATATCCAGAGTATAGAGATCGTGAGCTGGCCTTTGGCGACATTATCAAAGACGCTGATTTGTTTATTGAGAAGTGGCAAGAAAGTGATGATGAGCTTGTTAAGAAGTTAAAGGGAATGGGAGCTCAGGTTGGATGGCTTTACCAGAAGGATGGCTATATAGCAATTTCAACCAGAACCCCAGAGGCTCTTAGAGCTGTAGCAGGAGACACCAACTGGTGTATTAGAAACGATAGCACTTTCTGGAGCTATGGAGAGGGAAGGGTTCAACTTGTTATCATGAACAAAAATATTCCAGTTTCAGATAGAAATAGTTTGCTTGGGATTACAGTTAATAAGAACCAGTCAATTCACACCGACGCAGACAGACCAAACGGAAGGATTAGATCTAGCAGCGGGGGTACATTTTCAACTTTAGAAGCTCTATTAAAGGGAATGCATTTGCCTACCGCATTAGTTGATGCTGTTTTAAAAGATTTTCCTATTGAGGCTGACATTAAACTAGCAATGGAGCAGTTCTTCAGAAATCAGAAAGATCTGACTCCTGAAAGAATTATAGGATCTTTGATTAATGTAAACAGAGGATTTCTACAAGGTAAAATGGAAGAGGGTGAATGGGAAAGAATTGCAGGGGTAGTTTCGGAAATCATTAAGGGGACAGAAAAACTAAAAACATCAGAGTTCTTAAAATTCTTCAAACAAAATGGAATATTAAGTCAATCAGGATTAGCAGTTTTCGATAGAGTAGTTGGAGACGATTACACCCCAGAAGATGTTGAAGAGATAAAAGCATCATCAATGGAGGGCTTTGAAACGATGGAATATATACTGGAGGAGAATAAGAGAAAGACGATGAAAACGAAACCTGAGGAGATTGAAAGAATGAAAACTTGTGTGGATAACAAGGACAGCATACTAGATAAACTATCAAAAATGTAATTATAATATGTCAGTAGTTTTAAAAAAATTCGATGACTTCTTAAACGAGTCCAGGTACTGGGGAACACCAACAGAAAGAACCAGGGAGGTTATAGAGGCATTCGAAAACACAGATGCAGGAAGAGACCTTTATGCTTTAGGTGTTAGAGAGATACCAGAAAGAGCAGTTGTTAAATTTGAGAGAAGAGGAGACGGTCAATCCATGCCAAGAACAGCGATCTTCAAGGGTGAGGATAATAGATTTCATATTGAGCACTACTCAAGTAAGCCTGGACAGGAAGTATACGGTGAGAAATCATTTGACACCATAGAAGAATGCTTCAGACATTTGTGGGTAAGACTTGCTAAGAATATTATTCCAGCATCTCTTATGAGTAAGAGAGAGGTTGAAAAGAAAGTAAACTTTGATGAACTATTTCCTGTTGGATCTAGACACACACAACCTCAATTTTTAGATGTTCTAAAACCCATTATGGGAGGTGAAGAATTGGCTCATCCTGGCAATCAGGATTTATTAGAAACTGACACAATCCAAAAGCTACTTGAATTGGCTCTAATCGGAAAAGTTGATCGCTATGGTGGATCTTCAAATCAGATCATAGTTACAGATCTATCTAAAAACGCCAAAGTAAAGTATAAGTTCTATTGCAGAGCTGCTGAAACTATCAGAAAAATGTATGCAGATCTGATTAAAGAAATAATTGGAGCTTCAACTTTCGGTAGATGCGTAGGAACAATGACATCAAAGCATAATGAATATGAATCTTGGACAGTAACAAATACTAACAGAATTCCTTTAAATGCTGTTAACTATAGAACAGGAGAAAACACTCTTAAATGCAATGTACAAAACAATGAGATGATGAGTGCTGTTTTTCTTTCCATTATTAAAAGAACTTTTAAAAGATCTAAGGGCAAAACAATGTCAGAAAAAATAATCTGGGATGGTTCAGAGATGGTTAATGAGCTAAATTCTTTAATGTCAGATTATTTCTTTGCAGCAGCTTCAGATCTAGATCCAAGCGTTTTCGTAGAAAAAGAGTTTCAGGACCATCCACAGATTATTGAAAACGGTAAGGCTCTGCTAATAAAATATCTTCTTCAGAATGGGTCAATGGAACTTAAAGGAGCTATATCAGATAATCCTAATTTGAAAGAACTTGTTGAATTTACAACCTCACACGAGAATATAGATGAACTAACTAAAAAGTTAATTAAAGCATCTAAGCTACTTAAATACATCTAATCCGTATGAAACATCTAAAAGGATACTACGAAAGACTAGAGGAGAGAAAAAGACAGGACATTTGCGAAGGCTGCGGAAGCTCAATAGCAGATCCAGAAAAAGAGTGCCCCAGATGTGGCAGATTTCCACATAAAGCATATCACGAAAGAGCAGCTGCACAGACATTAGGAGTAGCAAAATGGCTTCAAAATAGCCCTACCCTCCAGCCCAATCAAAAAATGTCAGGAGCTGAAAATTAAAAAAGATATATAAAAAAAATAATAACAGATGAAAAAAATATCAAATTTTACTGATTTCAAAGGCCAAAATTTTGAGCCTAGTTACATTTTAGATGAATCAGAAGGTAGAGGCCTAAGTACCTTTGAGCAAGTTTGCTTAGAAGAGGGTATACAATTTTCAGATTTAGACGAGTTAAACGAGGAATACTTTTACGAGGCTAGCGAAGAGATTGATAGAATAGACGAAGGTAAATTTGGAAAATTCCTTAAGAATCTAGGTAATAAAGCTCTTGGATTTGTTAAAAACAACTTTGGAACTATAGTTAAAACTCTAGGTCTAAGTCTAGCGGGTCCATTAGGACCATTAGCTGGAATGCTAACAAAAGGACTAGGAGGTTTAATCGGAAAACTTAATCTTAAACCTGGTCAGAAATTGGACAGATCTGAGTTAAGCGGAGTAGCTGCTGAAAACCCAGATCTAACTAAAATTAATGATGTGTTTAAGAAAACACTTGAAAAAGTAGGTAGTTCTGTCGCAAAGAATGGTTCTGCATGGATGACATCGGACATTTTAAATTCTCTTTCTAATTTAACAGCTCTTTCAAAAGCAGCAAACCAAACACTTAATCAGGTTTCTAAAGAAGCTAAATCTGCTCCAGCTCCAGCTGCAGCTCCTGCCGCAACTTCTGCACCAGCAGCACCTAAAGCAGGTACAGTTTAATATTCTAATCTAGTATTTTTATAGGAAAATTCCAGCCAAAAGCTGGAATTTTTTTGCGGATAGATATAGAAAAAGTAATGGAAAAAATTATACATCAAATTTGGGTTGGGCCGTACGAGATGCCAAATAGAGAGAAAGATTTTGTTAATTTGATTAAAAAAACACATCCTAGTTTCCAACATATACTCTGGACGGATAAGGATCTTCCAGAGCTTCCGCCTAACATAAAAGAAGCATTCGATTCATTCGGTAAAGCATCGGATTATGCGCATCAGGCTGATATACTAAGAGTATTTCTCATCGCTAAATATGGCGGAGTATATCTTGACGTAGACTTTAAATGTATAAATGGCTTCGAATCTACTGATTATTTTCAATATGATTCTTTATTCTGCTATCACGGGGGAAGTGATTATACCATGCCTAACGGCATATTCGGTTCAAGTAAAGAATCTAATATAATTAACTTTCTTGTGCAAAAAATTAACACGAGAGAAAATAATTGGTATGGACCAAGTTGGTTAGGGGATTCAGTTAAAGAGTATTTAGGGTTCCCTAGAGAAACCGATCATAATGATGTTTTGAATGAAATGAATAAAATTAATATAAAGTACCTATTATTCTCTGAGCTTGAAAATAAACATTTTAGGCATCATGCTCTATATTCATGGTCACCGGAGAATAAAAGAAATTTCGCAAATGGTAACATAAATTATTTAGATGGAAAATAGGAGGGATTTACCGACGGAAGATAAATTTTTTCAAAAAAATGATAGATCTGGGAGGGTAAGCTTTGTCTGTACAACATACAGAAGATTCACATGTGTTCAAAGAATTGTTGCACAATATCAAGCTCAGACGTATAAAAACAAAGAACTTATTATTTTTAACACAGATGTGGAATATCCCTATGTATCAGAGGGACTTGATTCATCTATCGTAGTTATCAATAATAATATAGACTATCAAACAGGAGAGCCATATAAGAATAGGGGACAGATTTGCAGAGATGCGGTTACCCATGCAACGGGGGATTACTTCATGTTAGCGGACGATGATGATATTTATTTACCCTGGCACATACAGCAAGCTGTTGACGGGATAGAATCAAATGGAAAGGATGCTTGGAAACCTCAATCAAGCTTTTTTGCCACCCGACACAAAATTGAGATTTGTACAAATACTCTGGAGGCCAGTGTGATAGTTAAGATGGATAGGATAAGAGAGATTGGATTTAGAACAGACCTAACAGGTTATGAGGGTTTAAGCTGGTACACAAAACTAAGAGACGAGGGACAACTAAATGAACACAATAAAGACTACATTCCTTCGTATTGTTTTAATTGGGGAGATCCAGGTGAGATAGCAGGACATAAACAATCAGGGGACATCAATAATCCAGATAACTTTGAAACCCACAAGAGGGAAAGTAAGGATTACGTGAAAGGATCTATAGAACCATTTGATCTTGATCCTATGTACGAAAGATACTACACTTACATTGAAACAAACAAGGAACAATTTCCTGAAGATAAGTATAAAAAATACTTTAGCCCTTATTTGCTATGTCACTGAGAAAAATAGATTTTTACGTTGGAATTCTGCCGGAAGATCACATTAAGCTGATGGATCTTGTACACTCTCTAAATGAATCAGATGCAGATCAAAGATATCACGCTCATATAGTTAACGATTACCCAGATCCTTTTGGATATCACAAATACACAATAAGAGGGAGCTGGGATTGTTATAGATGCTTTATGGGAAATGCCTTTATAAAGTCTCTCGAACACTTCGAAGAAGACTAATTCTTATTGAACTTTAAACAGAAGTCAAAGTAGTTCTTAAATATTACATCCTGGTTAAATCCTTTCTCCGGGTGAAATTGAATACCGAAGATACCTTTCTCCGCACACTCAAACCCTGCAATAGGAGTTAATTTAGTTGAAGCTATAAGTTTGCAATCATTAGGCAATTTATCCAGCATATAGAAGTGCTCCATTTTCTCTATTGTTTCATCCTCTATATTCATTCCATTAAATAGGACACTGGGGTAAAGTTTAGTAATTACTCTAGATGTTTCACCAGAGGGGGGATTACATTTTATTATATTAGATCCTAAATATTCTCCAAGGAGTTCATGTCCGTAGCATATCCCGAGCTTGGGAAGTCCACACTCTTCAACTATCGAGGGAAGGGGAGGAAGCTCGTGATCGATCAATCTTGAGCCCGTTATAATTATTCCTATAGAATCATTCAAATGGCTCTCGATATCTTTCTCCACACCAACCTCATCAAAAGGGAGACTTATAAAAGGTATGCGAGCACCTTTCAAGCAAGTCTCGACATCCAGCATTGGGGTCTCCATATGGAGAACTAATAACTTTCTTTTTTTCCAGGCTTGAAATGGCGGGATTCTAACTAAGTGGAGATCACTATTCATTACTTCTTATCCTTTTTATTTTTCTTAGCCTGTTTGTATAAAGCTTTATCCGACATTTTTGTTGTTTTCCCTCCCGTTACGAAAGAGTTAACTCTAGCCATTGCCCATTGCTGAGGAGTGGTACCTGGGATGTGCCCAACTTTCCAAGCTGCATAGCCCCTACTCCAAACCTGTTTAAGTATTCCTAGTGGAAATCCTGTTTTATCAGATTTCTTTTTAAGAGCTTTATGAACTGGACTATTTTTTCCCATAGATGCCTCATGTAGGTCCTGCTCAGTTATACTTTCATCCTCTAAAAGTATCTCCTCGAATAAATTTTCAGGTAGCTCAAAATGTTCAAAGGGAACAATATGGTTTGGTAAATGCTCCTCGCTCTCACCAAACATTTCTTTATATTTCTTCGTGTACTTACTTGACTTAGTTCCCACTGGTTTACCCTTTCCTGCTTTCCTGCTTTTATAATCAGCATCCCAAGGACCATATGCAGAGGAGTCATCATCCGCCTTATGCCCATGCTTTTTTATTTCCCTTTTCATTACATTGGGATTAGTGGTTAGATATTTCTTTGGTAATTTCATGCTTTATATATCCCCAGTTTTTTTAATCCGGAAGATTTTATTAATATTGGACTCGGAACTTTGGCGGGAAAAATCGCTAATAAATAGATAAAATCGCAAGATATGAATAAAAATATGCAAAAAAGGGACTTTCAAGGAAAAATGTTAATCCTTGTTAAATCCACAACCATCCTGTTATTGTTCGGTTTATCGTTCCTACTTATCTATTTGGTCACTTCAAACTTTAATCCCCCTAAATTCTACGATAGACACTTTAAATATGAAATCGATTCGGTTGAATACCATCCGATAGGAGGGGATAACACCTTGCAGACAACACCATACTGGAAGTGCCATCTAAAAGGAACACGGATTAATGTAACCAGCTACCAAATGAGGTCAAAAGGTGACAGCATGGAGGTTATTGAAAAAATATTGATTCAAGAGCTAAGAAAATAAAAATCTATGGAAAATGTAAACAGCTGCTGCTATGTAGCAAAGATAGATGCAATTGAAAACATCCCAGGTGCTGATAATATTGAACAAGCACGCATTGGAGGATGGAACTGTATCATTAAGAAAGGTGAGTATGAGCCAGGAGGCTTAGTTGTTGTAGCAACTACTGATGCTGTTATACCCCAAGAACTTTCAGATGCGATGAACGTAACCAATTACCTACGTAAAGGCGGACGTGTACGTACTGTTAAGCTAAGAGGTGTATACAGTGAGTGTTTAATTATTCCATTCAATTATGTTCCTACTCGTACCAAGGGTGTATATTACGAAGGAGACGATGTGATGGAAATTTTAAAGATTTTCAAATACGAACCACCAGCTAAACAGATTCAATTGGCATCAGGGAGAAAGATTAGGTATCAAGAAAATCCAAACTTCTTAGTTTACTATAAGTTTCCTAATATGAAAAACGTTCCTGATATGTTTACAATATCGGATGACGTTCAGATTACTAGAAAAATACACGGAACGAATGCGAGATATGGTATTGTGAAGAAAACCAAATTATCCTGGTTGGATAGAATTAAAATTTCTATCGCTAAAAAGATAAAACCCGATTGGATATGGTCTGAGTATGAGTTTGTAGTAGGATCCCATAATGTTGAGAAAGGATCTGACTCACAAGGATTCTATGACACTAATGTTTGGTATGAAATTGCAGACAAATATAAGATCAAGGAGAAGCTTTGGCAATATGCAAAATCTATAGGAATTGAATTTATAGGAAGTGGAATTGTCCTTTACGGAGAAATATACGGAGCTGGGATACAAAAAGGATATGACTATGGATTATCTGATATTCAATTTGCGGGATTTGATGTTATGAAAAATGGAATATATCTTTGCACATTCGATACAGAGATATTGGTATCAGGTATTTTAGAGCTACCCCACGTTCCTGTCCTTTATGAAGGAAAGTGGAATCAAGAGATTCAGAATAATTTCGTTTTTAATAATTTCATTAACGGAAGCAAAGTTCCAGAGGAAGGCATTGTGATCAAGCACACCAGTGGGGAGAGAAGCAGAATAAGTAAAGTTATAAATCCAGATTATTTAATTTACTCAGAAAAACATAACGTTGGAGATTCACACTAATATGAAAAAAATAATAGGATATACAGGGTCTTATCTGTTCTTTTATCTTGGATGCCTTGCAGCATCTCTAATGTATATTGCTCCAGGGATCTGGAATCTATATCAGAAACTGATGATTAAATCAATCAAAATTCAGGATTGGGCAGGACTTGATAAACCATGGGACAAAAAATGAAAAAATTAAAAGAAGAGATAATATATTTTCTGATATTCCTACTTGTTGTTGGGGTAATAGCTTTTGGTGTTTATCTTATTTTCTACAACCTATTCACATCAATGATATGAAAATAATATTCTTAGATATAGACGGTCCTTTAGCATGGGGAACTTGGGGAGATGGCAGGGTTAAGATAGATGAGCACACCACGATACCATATCCTTGGGTTCAAGAAGATTGCGATGCTCTAAGTGAGATCCTAACGAAAACTGATGCTAGAGTCGTGATAAGCTCAGATTGGAGAAAGCACTACTCCATAAAACATATGGAGGTAATATTCATGCATTACAAAATACCACCATGGAATCTTCTAGATTATACAACCATGTACAATCGTAGAAAAAAAATGAGTTCATCTATGGAATTTGATCGTGCATGTGAAATTGTCCAATGGGTTAAGAATAACAAAATTAAAGACTGGGTTGCTATAGATGATCTAGGTCTCAGCGGTATATTTAAGAATATGGGATATCCTAAATACAGACACATTCAGGTCGACGGAGATTTTGGATACGGCGGAAGACTAAGGGATAAAGTTGAAGATGTAATTAAAATACTAAATAAAAATGAGAATAGCAATAATAGCTCACGATAACAAGAAAGCCGACATTGTGGCTTTTGTTTTAAAGAGAATAGATTTTTTTAAAAAGCCAGATGTTAAAATTCTATCCACAGGAACAACAGGTAAGCATATGCTACATGCGGGTATAGAAAATGTAGAGTGTTTAAAATCAGGACCGATGGGAGGAGATGCACAAATAGCATCTAGACTAGTCGACGGAGAGATAGATGCAGTTCTATTTTTTATAGATCCTCTATTCTCACACCCTCACGAGGTTGACATTCATATGCTGATGAGGTTATGTAATGTTTACGATGTTCCTTTGGCAACAAACTATTCAACAGCAAAATACTTAATTAAAGGCTTCAAATACGAAGAACAAAAAAATAGAAAAATATGGGATTAGGATTTATACCACATGGAACTATATCGGAGAGGAAAAGAATTTATTGGGAAGGGCAGTTCTTTGCTTTTGTCAGAAGCTTTAGGGATGGAATTACTTTTTTTAAATTCAGAATTAATCTTGATCTTTATAAAGATGATCACAGTCCTGCTTTTCAAATTGAGCTAACCATATTAAACTGTTACAACCATCTTTGGATTTTGCAAAATAATTATTCCGATGAAGAAATCTAAAAAGAAACCAGATTTAGTTGTTTGGAGCGAAGATCGTGGATATTATCCTAGAGAGCTAACATACGGAAGTAACTTAGGTGCTCCGTCAATTAGCATAGATGATGTTGAAGGATGGAAGCATTCACAGGTTATCAAAGCTAACAGTCAATTCAAAACGAGATTTGATGAGATTAAAGAAGAATTCGAAAGACTAACAGAGGAGGTTAAATGGAATGATATTGTTTACTCTTCTCAGTATAACTTCATCCCTTCTATAGGAGATACATATCATCTATATTCAAGGAATGATGAGTCTTTATTTCTTTCCTTAATCCAACCTTCAAGCTGGAATAAAAGCTATATAGGATCTTTTAAATTAACATCAGATCAAAGATGGATCAAAATAGAATATCAGAGATAATAAAAAATATCGAGGATGTACAGACTCTTCCTTGGAGCAGTGTGTTTGGCGCATGGGGTAGGAAGATCAGGGTTGACAAATTACACGAGGAGCTTGATATCATGGGATATACGGGAGAAAGACCGCCTAGAAATTGGTCTCAGCTAAAATCGCATCCCAAATACAAAGAAAATGATAAGATGGATCTATAAGCCTAATGGGGTCTGTCCGGTTCAGGCAGAAGGTTATTTTATGGGATATTATTTTTATTTCAGAGCTCGCCACGAGAGAGCCACCATTGATTTTTCAAGAGATGAGGAAGCTTGGTTTAATCAACCGCCTGAAAGAAAATATTTACTGAAAAGAACAGAAGGTGCTGGATGGCTCTCAGAAAAGAAATGTATTCGACTGATCCGCAAAGGGTGTCTAATGTTTCTATTAAGAATTAAATCAAATTACAAATGAAAAGAATAAGTTTAATCGAAGAGTGTAACTCTTTTTACATTCTACCAACTATCAGAATAAACTACGAGATCCCGCATTATGTTTATTTAGATCTCACCTGGATAAAATGGAGTTTATCCATAACTGTCAAAGAAGATAAATAGATCAAGGGAATATTTCTTTTCCCCGAGTTTTTTATTTACTTTTACTAACCTAATCCTCAATCCGTAAAAAATCCATAGAGTTTATCTCTATGTTTATTTAACTTAAACCCCCTATTAAAAATGATTAGGAAATTAAAAGCGTGCATTTGTTTTTTACTATTAGCATTTGCATTTACACAACACATTAACGCTCAAAGCGTAATTAGACCTTTCAACTTAGCTTACTCTGAGAATCTGAAAGGTGGAACTTCAATGTTCGGGAATACTATTCTCGCTTCAGTTACAGGAAACGGTAACAACTCTTCCCCCTCGCTAACCCAGATGAACGGAACAAGCAATCCGAATAACGGATCAGGAGGTATAGGATTTAGTCAATATGGGAACGATGGAAGCAATATGCAATATGTCGATATTGACGGGGTGTCATCAACTGTCAATTCATCATCAGCTGATCTGGTCCTTCCCTCAGGATCTAATACTATCAAATTTGCAAGATTATATTGGGGCGGAAGAATCAACAACACCGTTATAACATCTTCGCCAGACACCCTTAGAAAAATTAAAATCAGAAAAGGCACATCCGGAGCATATACTACCGCGATTGCACCTTCTATAAATGTAGATCAATATGCAATATCAACAACTGAAAAATCATATCAATCATTTGTCGATGTTACTGCTTTTGTAAACAGCAATGGGCAGGGAACATATACTATAGCAGATCTTCCAGTAACACCAGGAACTTCTAGCACAGGAGGAAAATATGGCGGATGGGTTATCGTTGTAGCTTATGAGAACACTTCACAGGCGTATAGCAGCGTTAGAATTTTCGATGGATTTACAAGGGTATACGATAATGGAAACATTTCATATCTAACTATTAACTTAGATGGTCTTAACGTTCCAAGCTCTCCACTCACAGCAGATGAAGCAGTAATGGGAACAGTGGCATGGGAGGGAGATGCTAACCTATCAGCATCAAGTACTAACCCTGCTGGGGATTTCATCAAAGTAAACGGTATCACAGTTTCTAACACAGTAAATCCTTCAACAAACTTCTGGAATGGGAGCATCTCTAAAGGTGGAGTCTTTGTCACCGCAAAAAATCCAAATTACAGCAATCAGATGGGGATTGATATTGACGAGGTTAATGTTGGAACTGGATATAATATAGCTCCGAATGCAACTAGTGTAACCGTTCAATTTGGAACGGAAGCTGATATGTACTTCCCCAGCGTATTCACATTTAAGATTAAAGTTAAAGATCCATTGCTTGTTCTCGATAAATCAGTATCTGACTCTAGCGGGAATGGATATGTTGAGCCTAATGAGCTTTTAACCTACACTTTATCAGGATCTAACCAAGGACAGGGTGGAGCTATTAATTCAATAATAGTAGACACTTTACCAAGCAATCTTCAATACATTCCTGGAACTTTAGAAGTTGTATCCGTTCCTGGTGTTTCTACCGGATTTAAAACAGATGCTCAAGATGCGGATCAGGCTTTTGTTGGAACATCAGGAGGAAGAACATATATCAAATTCTTTATAGGATTAGGTGCTACCAATTCACAGGGAGGACAAATAGCAGCAGGACAAAGCTACAGTGTGAGATTTAAAGCCAGAGCAACTGCAACTCCAGGGAGCATAGTTAACACAGCTAGAATATTCTCAGTGAATGATATGGGTAATCTATTTACAGATGATGGGACTGCAACTATAACACAGGAGCAAGGCCCATTGCCTGTTAAGCTGTCAGTATTTACGGCACAGTTGGAAAACAATCAAAGCTCCATCTTAAAATGGACGACAGCATCTGAGATTAATAACGATCATTTTGAAATAGAAAGAAGCGAGGATGGATTTCACTTCTACACCAGAGGAACTGTGACCGGAAGAGGATCTACATCTTTACCGACATCATACACATATAATGACGAGATCGACATTAAAGCTTCTACGATTTATTACAGAATGAAGATGGTTTCAACCGATGGTAAAGAAAGCTTTTCTAATATTATTCCACTTAAGATAAAAGGAGCATTTAACATAGAAAAGATCACGATATACCCAAATCCATTTATCTCAGATCTTAAAATCTATCTGAACAGCAATTTAGAGGGATCTGCAAATATTAAAATCCTCTCACTTAACGGAAGTATGCTAATAAACAGATCTTTAGATATTAAGAAGGGTGATAATATAATAACGATTGATAACTTAGGCAATCTTCAGAAAGGTGTATATCTAATCAAACTAGATTCTAAAACAGGAACGATAACACAGAAGATAATAAAAAACTAATCAGGGATAGGTGTTTAAAATAGGGGACTGCTTTGGCAGTCCCTTTTATTTTGATATATAAAGGAAGATGAAGCATTTAAAAATTTTCGAAAATTTTGGGGCTGATAATATTCCAGACTCACTAGTTCTAAGGAGAGAAATACTCGAATTCCTTAAAGCAAAAATGGCATATCCCAATATATCTAAAGACCAGGTATTCGGAATCCAGCCGGAAGGATCAATTGTTAATGAGGTCAAGAAATTGAATATTCATTTAAAAGAATCAGGATATTCAGTTGAAACGTATCCTAGGTTAACACCTGCAGAGGCTAAGTATATTGAAATGATCAATAAGATGGATTTCACATCTAAAAGCGGATATGATTATGAACCACTTTTATTAGTTGATTGCTATGAGCAAGAAACAAAAAATCCAATAAAACTTGGTATTTACTTTCCAGAAATGAAAACCCCCTCCGTTGAATTCCTCCAGTTAAAACCAAATAAGCTTAAAGTAATAGCAGAAAATAAATTAGACAGCTCAGAGATAGAGTGCTTATTTTGGAATGGCAAAGAAATAGTTGAGGGTAAATTTGAGGCTACCTATATAAACGATGATAGTGGAAGAGAATACGATGAACCCGTACAAATAGCATACGACAGCTATGAAACTACTGACAATCAAAAATACATTATTGATGCATCTTTCTTCGGATCAGATTTAGCAGGATATGAAGGCGGAGAAATAGAGGATATAGATTTTGCTTAATCGAAATAAACATGGAATCATTTAGTATAATGATAATAAATTAAATATGCAGAAAAAGAACCCTAAGAAGAGTCCGAAAAAGAGCGAGCCTACAAAAGATAGAAATGAGGTTAGTGATTTAGAAGTGGCTAAGAAAATGCTTAAAATACACCAGAGCGCAGTAGATAGAAAATTAGAATTTAATCTCACCTTCGAAGCTGTTAAAAAGCTTCTTTCATACCAAACGTGCTATTACACAAATAGAAAATTCGACGAGGAAGGCAACTATGCCAGAAGCTTCGATAGGATAGATTCAGCCAAAGGTTATATTGAAGGCAATGTGGTTGCTTGCACTGTTGACATAAACGGTAAGAAAAGCAATCTAAGCTCGGATGAAATTGAGTGCCTTTATAAAAAGCTGGTTTCACATAAAGCTAAGCAAGAATCTCCTAGAGAGGTAGAGAAGACCGCCCAGGTTACTCCTATACCAGAGATAAAAGAACCCGAAACTACGGGGGATATATAAAGCACAAATAGTGCTTTCAAATGGAGAAAATCCTCAGTTTTAACACATTTTTATCAGAATCGGAGACATCAGAAGGACCACTTGTGGTAACTGATGAGGTTGTAGAAAATCTGATCGCTAGAAGTCCTATACTCAATGCTTTAAATAGCAGCGATTCAATGGTGAGGATATCTTGTCTTGACACTTTCTATGATAATTCTAGGTGGAGAAAGGTAAATCCCGAGGATAGAATGAACGGTCTTATAGTTTCTCTTCGAGGCAAGGAGTTTGTAGACTTCATTAAAAACTTGGAGAAAGATGGAATTATAGTGAGTCCAGACTGGTTTCAAGACAATCAGCCAATCCATATAGTTTTTGCTCAATCGGATAAAATAGAGGAAAACAAATATTCTGTGGATACCTGGTACGCTACCAGTAAAGATCATTTCTTGAATATGGAGGAGATAAGATCAGTAAATTCTAGGGAGTTTGTTGTTGAGTATAACACAAGCTCTAAGGATCAACTTTTAAAAATAGTTGACGACTCAATAACTGAGGTAACAGGAATAATTGAAAAAGTAAGGGTTATGATAACGGCACAGGATAAATGGCCGAATGGGATAACTTCAGATCTAAAAAAATATGTGAAAGAATGCTATCAAAAATCAGTTAGCGAATTTTTTCTAGAAGGAAAGAAGGATCTGATTAAAATATACACAATAGAGAATATCCTGATAGATCTGTTTAAGAATACCCCAGGATCTATCGAATTTTTCACAGAACTTCCAGATGTGCTTAGAGATAAAATAATAGATTCATCATACCTAGAAACTATTCCAGGTACTGATACCATTAAGAGTTTAAAAGCCCAGAATAAGGCCAGAAAATTAATGAAATATATCTAGCATGAAACACGTAAAGCTATATGAGGAGGAATTTGATCAAAACGACGAAGGACCTGATACTTTCGATCTACTAACTGATCTGATAGAAAGCCTCACTGAGAGGATAAGACAACATCTTTCAAGCAGGTCTATGATCCTTGAGAGTGTTGAATGTGAAGATGATGAGACTTTTGTGATAGAGTATGGATCAAATGCATATGACGGATCCCTGCCTAATAGAATTTCTTATTATATAGAGGATCTATGTGATATCCTTTCGGAGGAACTTGGAGTTGAATTAACTTGGTCTTTTGGACCAAACCACAGATGCAGTATAGTTACGTTTAACCTAGAAAAACCACTTGATCCTAAATATATCAAGGCTAAGAATCTTCTTAAGTACACTTAAACCAAATTTTATGAAAAAAAGCTATGAAGAATTTATTCAGATGGTTAAATCTGAGTGTAAAAAATATGGGGTCAAGTTAGATCTCAGAAAAGGAAAGTATATAAGGCTAATGGGATTTAGATGTGGAGGATGCTTCGAGGATACCCCACCGACTCTTACAGTTGCAATGGGACATAAAGAATCTAAAGCTCTGTTTGCTCATGAATATTGTCATCTAACACAATGGGCAGACGGGATTCCTCTTTGGAGTCAATGCGCAAATAGTTTATCTATTTTGGAAGGATGGCTCAAGGGAGAGGAAGTTCAGGATATAGAAAAACATATTGCAATCTGCAGATCTCTAGAGTTAGATAATGAAATAAGGACTTCGAAGATTATAGAAGAATATGATTTAGATATTGATCTAGATCTCTATATAAAAAAATCTAATGCCTACGTTTTATTTTACAATTGGTTGCTAGAATCTAGAAGGTGGTCAAAACCGGGGAACTCCCCATATGTAAATCCCCGTGTTCTGGAGGTGATGTCCAATAAATTTGATATGAACTATGAAACTTTAGATCCTGAGATTAGTAGAATTTTCAGACAAGAAAATATCTAATGAAAGTAATAATAGCAGGTAGCAGAGATTTTATAGATCTAGATCTTCTAATAGAGAAATGTGATTCTATTTTAGAAGGAAAGAATGATGTCGAAATAGTTAGTGGAGCTGCTAGAGGTGCAGATAGATTAGGAGAACATTATGCAGGCCTTAGAGAATTTGGGATTAAGAAATTCCCAGCAGAGTGGAATAAATACGGTAAATCGGCAGGATATAAAAGAAACTCTGAGATGGCAGAATATGCTGATGCACTTATAGCTTTCTGGGATGGAGAAAGCAAAGGAACCAAACACATGATAGATCTAGCGGACTCTAAAGGACTTGAGATTTATGTGGTTAGATATTAATGCTTTGTAGAGGCATCTATAATTTTCAGGGCAGAATCAATTGCTACTTTCTGCTCTTTAGGAACTTCCCTAATAATTTTAACTCTTTCAATTTTTTTTAAAACCGTTTTAGGTGCAGGTTGATCCATAGCAACTTCACCCATTGATGTGTCTTTTACTATAGAATTAACAGGGTAGTTTGATTCTTTAACTTGAAGCTCCGTTGATGTTGACTTTTGAGAAGTGTTGATTCCAGCTATTATGTTCTTAACTTTGAGAAGATTCTCCTGTTTGTAATTGTTATCCGCAAGAAGCTCATTATTAATCTTCATAAGCTCAGCGTGATTCTTGATTAAAACTTCATACTGGTCAGATAAAGCTTTACAATCATCAGTCTTCATATACGAAGTTAAGATAGCTGTACCTGAAGAGAGAACTGCAGCAAATATAAATGCTTGCAGTCTCTGTCCTGGTTTTAAATTTTTTATTACTTCAATCATCGATTAATTATGAGGCTGAAAAAATCCAGCTAGATTGGTTAGGAAGCTCGTTTTGCTAGGATCAGGTTTCAATTCTTTTGCCATATCAATGTGCTTGTCAGTTAAATTACCAAGCAATCCAGGAATAGCCTGAACCATAGCTTTAGCTATATTAGATCCCTGGGACTTCATTTGACCTATAAAAGTTGGGGTTGTTCCAGGAACTTCAGAAAGAATACCTTCAATTTTTTGTTGAAGATAAGAAGCTGCCGAGTTAGGATCGGTCTCAGCCATTTTAGATATCTTCTCAGCTTCACCCGAGGCTAAAACTGTTTGAGCCATTAGGCCAGCAATAAGTTTCATGGCATCATCATTAACACCAGAAACCGAAAAATCTATCTCTCCAAATACCTTAGGAGCTGTTTCAGCCCCTGCTGGTCCACCAGCTGGTTGGGTCGGATTTGCTAAACCTTCTGCTCCTGTTTGTGTGGCATCTTCGAAGATTGATTTGTAGTTGTTGTATTCTACGATGTTTTTCATTTTCTATTTAATTTTTTGTTATTCTGCGTAAGGTTTTACTATGGGAGCATATCCAGCTTGTCCCATTGCCTCTTTTAGATATCCCATACATTCGTTAATGTATCCTTCGTAAGTATGATCTTCACACTCGTCATTATGGTAGTCCATAGCTTCTTTGCAAAGCATGCTCTCGCAAAGACTTTTTACTGCTTGTCTAGCACCCTCACTCATACATTGTGAGTATTCGCTGCTCTCCTCCAGGTTGAAATCGGTAAGATGACTTCCGTATTCTTTTAAATTTTTCATTTTTAATGGGGTTTATTTATAGATTTATATATCACGGATTTGAATATATAATCCGTGATTAACATTTCAAGCTTCTCAGAATGGTCCAAATTGGAAGAGTCAACCGGACTTTATGGCCAGGATTGGAGGGAGGGTGGCATACTTTTCATAAAAAGCCTTCCCTTTCCCGATGGTACACCCCGTCTTTATGCAGGCAGGATAGAAAAAATATGGCAAAATGCAGACGGTGCCTATATGGCTAGGATCACATCAGAGGGATTCTATATTATCCTTAAGGAAGGATATGATTACAAGGAAAATAAGATAGGAACAAATTCTAAGATACTTAATGTATTAGGATTAAAAGGCCATGTTATAGGGCTAAATTCTAAAACTGGAAAAACCCCAGGCTGGTATGATACAATTAAAGAGGTAAGCTTTCCCAAGCTACTTAGAGAGTGGGCACCGGTTCTGGATAGCTGGAAGGATCTTAGCTATTACCCCCTTTCGAGGACTTCAACAAATCGTTAATCACATAGACTCCTCTATCCTCAAGAGGAACTGAAGACAGATCAACATACTGAATACACTCAAGCTCCAGATAGTTTTTAATAATAGCATCAAGTTTAATAATCTCCTCCTTATTATGGAATCTTATTCCGTCGTTCTCATCACCTTCCAGAACTGGCGGAACGTAATATATTTTATGCCACTGGTTAAGAGATTTAAGGATTTCTTTTTGCACGTGATTGATAGTAGCAATCTCTTTAAGAGTAAGACTGCCCTTAAACATTGACCTAAAGTAGAAGTAATTTAGGAGTGAGCTTGAATCGCAGATAATCCACTCTTTAGAGTCAAGATACATTCTTTCCCTTCCCAATTGCTTATAGAAAATAACCAATTGATCCATCGGTGTGTCTGGTACACCCCACTCTGCAATATAATCGGTAGCAGCTTCACCCACAAAGATAGAATTCTTTCTTTTAATTTTTAGACTGTGATGAACTGAGGTTGCTAAAGTACTCTTGCCAGATGAGGGAGCACCTATTATTGAAACTAGATAGGATTGATTCTTCATATTTTTTATACAAAGAAATGATTATTGGTTTCCATTTTTTATTACCGAGCATTGAGATTACATTTGGATCATGAAAAAGAGGGAAGTGAAGATAACGTCATATACTAACAGGAATGGGAACCGTATAACCTTTGAGAGGATATCCCCGCTTGAATTTAAGATGGGAGGATTTGATCATATGTTCATGAAGATAGCCAGATCCGGAAGTAGAATAACAATGATAGATCCTTCGGGTGGGCCTATGATATTAGCAACTCCGAATGGTATATGGTCAGGCGATGGTGATATCCACACATGGGATATGAATAATATGATGCATAAATTCCACAAAGACTGGAAAGATCTTGTTATAGTTGGAATAGAGCTCAAAGAAGATTTCGCAATACTTTCCTGCCTATACTCGAAAGAATTGGAGTGGATAGCAGTATAGAATCAATAACCAATAAAAATAAAATGAAAAAAATCATTCTAGCAATCATTTTACTAACCGCATTCAGCGGATGCTACGAGAAACCAGTGAGCTCAACAACAGAGGGCAGAGGAGTAGAGGTTGAACTTCTATTTGAAAAAGATGGTATTAAAGTTTATCGATTCTCCGATGGTGGACACTACCATTACTTCACTGACAGGGGAGAAACAATGTCAACTATGCAAAGTGGTAAAAATTATACGGAAGAAAATATTTCTAACAATTAAAATAAAAATCAAATGTTAACAGTTCTAACAGTTCTTGCCTTTATTGGCATCATTTATGGCGTAATTGCCAAAGTTCAAAAGAGTTCAGAGTCTGACTTTGTTCTTCCATCGGGAAAATCTGTATTAACAATTTCAGCAATTGCATTTGTTCTATTCCTATCAGTAAACATGACGTTGTACAGAATAGGAGCACAAGAGGTTGGTGTTGTAGTTACCCCACGCGGTGTGGCTGATGAGGAACTTACCACGGGTTGGAACTTCGTAGCACCTTGGAACACAGTTAAGCTCATGGATAAAACAGTATGGGTTTATACACTAACATCTAACCCAAAAGAAGGTGCCAAAAATACAGATGATGCTATTTGGGCGCCAACATCAGATGGTATTAAAATGGGATTTGATATTTCAGTTAACTGGCGTATTGATCCTAATCAAGCTTCGTGGATCTATGGCAATATCTCTGCAGATCAAGACGGGGAAGGAAAGTATCATTGGATTGAAGAAAATATTATTAGACCTGCTATCAAATCTATAATGCCACTTACCATATCAAACTACACACCAATCCAGTGTTATTCTGATAAACGTTCAGAGATACAAGCCAAAGTGCAAGCAGCTCTTAAAAAAGAATTGCAAACCAACCACCTTATAGTAGAGGTTGCTCAGATTAGAGAGGTATTCTATAACCCACAATATGAGGCCAGTATCAATCAGAAAAAATTGGAGGAGCAAAAGGTTCTAACAATGGTTCAGATTACACGCCAAAAAGATGAAGCGTTGAAACAAGCTACTATAGATAAGGATATAGCTATTCAAAAAGCTGAAGGTGAAGCTAAAGCATTACAAATCAAGGGTTCTTCTATCGCCAGCAATCCTAAAATTATTCAATTGGAATGGATTCAGAAGTGGAATGGCGCTCTTCCAACTTATATGATGGGAAATGGACAGGGAGTTATTATGAACATGCCAAATAAAGACTAATATGACACTAATAATAATATTAAGTATCCTGTTTATTCATTGGTTTGCAGACTTTGTTCTGCAAACCGATAGGCAAGCAAAAGGTAAAAGCAGAAGTTGGAGTGACCTTTTAGCTCATACGTTTACGTATAGTACCATGTGGATATTTGCCAGTTGTTTATTAATTGGCTACGAGAGTAAAGGACACACAACACAATGGTACGTGATTCATTCGATTCTGTTCGGCTTGGTTACATTTATATGCCACACAATTACTGATTACTTTACTAGTAGGCTAAACTCAAAACTCTGGGCTAAAGGAGATGTGCATAACTTTTTTGTCAGTATCGGATTCGATCAGTACCTACATTACATTCAACTATTTGTAACATTTTATTTACTTTCAAAATAATACTATGATTAAATATAAAGCGGTACATGTTTTCGTGACTGATGCGGGATATATAAAAGAAAGGCTAAAGTATGAAAGGACAAATATATCTACTTATCGATAAAAGAAACGGTAAAAAATACATAGGCAAACATAACGGAGGAAAGAAAAATTATTTTTCAGGAGGCCTTTTACCAAATAAAATAATAAAAAAATACGGGAAGGATATTTTTGAAAGGGTAATACTTCACGAAAATATAGAAACTGAAGATGAATTAGACAATTTAGAAAAATTCTATATTAAAAAATATAATACATTTGAGGACGGGTATAATCTTACGGAGGGAGGAGATGGAGGAGGAAATTGGATTAACAAAAAAAGTAAAGAAGAAATAGAAAGAATTGCAAATCAAAAAAGGGAGAAACTTAAAGGCAGAGAGTTTTCAAAGGAAGCTAAAGATAAAATGAGGGACGCTAAAAAAGGGATACCCTTATCTCCCGAACATATTGAAAATATTAAAAAATCGCAATCCGGAGAAAACCATCCATGGCACGGTAGAAAACATAAAGAAGAAACTAAAAAAAAGATTAGCGATTCAAAAAAGGGGAATAGGAATCCTGAATTTTCAAAATGGATGAAAGATAATGCTTGGAATATGGTAGGAGTTTCAATAGACGGTATAGAATACAGATCAATGGCAAAAGCAGGAGAAGCATTAAATATACCAAAAGCAACAGTAAAAAGTAGATGCAACAGTAAACATTGGCCAGACTGGTTTAGAATATAAAAATTAAAAAATATGAACGAATTTAAAAAGTATGCAATTAGTGAATGCGGTGTATCCTCTCTTAGAATGGATTATTATCAAAAGAGAATACAATCATCAATGACACCCTATGTTGTGGAGGAGAGAGATATCAGAATAGCACAAATTGATGTCTTTTCTATGATGATGAAAAATCGGATTATTTGGGTAGCTGGACCTGTAAACGATGACATGTCTACTATAGTTCAGGCACAGTTAATGTTTTTGGATTCTGTTGATAGTAACGATATCACTATGCATATTGATAGTCCAGGTGGAAGTGTTAAGTCAGGACTTTCTATGGTGGATGTTATGGAATATATTTCTGCAGATATCAGAACAGTTAATACCGGGATGGCAGCTTCAATGGGATCTATTCTACTAGGAGCTGGGACAAAGGGAAAAAGAAGTTCTCTTAGATTCAGTCGGGTAATGCTTCATCAATCAAGCGGAGGATTTTATGGAAATATCCAGGACGCTGAGATTGATATGAAGGAGTGGAAAGAAGTTAATGAAACTTTATTCAAGCTTCTTGGCGAATACTGTGACAAGGATCCTAAACAAGTTAAGAAAGATGCAGCAAGAGACTTTTGGCTTAGTGCAGATGAAGCTGTTAAGTACGGTATTATAGATGAGATTGTAGCTAATAAAAAGAAAAAGTAAAATGGTTTCAATTATTAACAGAAAGGCGAAGTTTGATTATTATTTCCTGGAGACATATACTGCTGGTATATGTCTTCTTGGATCTGAGGTAAAGGCTATCAGGGACTCCAGAGCCTCCATGGTTGATGCTTTCTGTTTTTTTATAGACGGTGAACTTTGGATCAAAAGTCTAAGCATAACTCCTGGTCTGAACTCATTCCAGCACGAGCCGCTAAGGGATAGAAAGCTTCTTCTTAAAAAGAAAGAGCTTAAGAGACTGGAGAAATCACTAGATAAGGGAATAACTATCATACCCACCAGAATTTTTACATCGGAAAGAAATATGATCAAGGTTGAGATTGCTTTAGCTAAAGGTAAGAAGTCCTACGATAAAAGAGAAACAATAAAGGCTAGAGAGGCAGAAAGGGAGATTAGCAGAAGCCTAGCATAAACAAAACACACATACGATTTATTTGGATTTATCCCGATTTTACAAGTTGCATATATATTTTTTATTTCGGGATTATCTATTAAATTTAAAGTATGAATAAGATATTAGAGGCCATCTATCCTTTTTGTAGGGAGGCCAAAAATCTGGGAAATGCCAGGGGAAACGGGAACAAGGATTACCCCAATAGGGTCAAGTTCATTCTATCCCTTTTACAGGAGAATTTCATTTACTTCGAGGTTGACTCTTTCACGGGAGATTCAGATCCGGATAACAACTATCACAATATCCTCATGCCAGGGAATAGCCCATATATGGTTATTGCCCACCATGATGTGATTCATCCAGAGTCCGACAATGCTAATGATAACTCTGCTTCCGTTATTAATGCAATCTATCTTAAGTCTCTAGTTCCTAACGTTAATGTTGTTTTAACCGATTGTGAGGAGCTGGGAATGCTAGGAGCAAGAAGGCTAGGAAAGCAAATAAAAGAGGGCATGTTCGGTGAGATCAAATGGGTGCTAAATCTTGAGCTTACCGGAGCGGGCGGTGAAAACTTTATGATAGGGAATCAGCATGGTCCTTTAAGCGATAAGATTCTTAAACTTTTCGATCCTCCCATGTACAGGACCCCACCTAGCGACTCGGTCGCTCTCCAGAGTCTAGGCATAGATAGCAACGTTATTAATCCTCTTCCTCTTCTAACAGAGGGTGAATCTGATATAAGAAGTTGGGATGGGTTCCTCGATAATTCATCTTGGGGCAGATGCCACACCTTAGAGGACTCATTAGACCACATTTCGTTGCGTGATATGGACGATTTTGTCACAAAAATTCTAGTACCAATAGTTAGCTAAGATGGTAGAATTAAACACGGTAACGGACGTTATATTAATTGTTATGTGCATTTTTGGGTCCTTCTTGATCACTTATGTTATAATGAGAGACAAATTTAAAAGGAAATAAGATGAAACATCTAGTTATTAAGGCGGAAAAGGTGGAATTGTTAAAATCCCAATATGGGGAGGAGGTTGTTAAAGAGTGTTTCTCTATGGCTTCTAAAGCCCTACCTGGGGAAGTTTATAGGAATATAGAGGATCAGGAAAGCAATTTAGCCAAGTGTTTTAAAGAATTATTCCAAGAATTGATTTAAATCAGGCGAAACCATAGGTTTCTTTGCACTATAAAAATAGCACCGGAAGAGAATTTAAACATTTTCAACCGATGCTTGTTTTGGTTCACCCCGGGATTTTTCTAAGTCCTGGGTTTTTTATTCTTATAGTTATCAAAATGAGTGTCTTTGGTAATCCATTTTTTAGAAAAAAGGTAAGCAACAAAAAATACTCCAGATATTATATAAAATATAATATCAGCTACCCAGTAGCTTCCTGTTAATCGCATTATGTATGCAAATAGCCCATCGTATCCTAATGGAAAAAAAAACATAGAAGCCATCAAGAACCAGATTGGTATTCTTTCTTTTATTTTTACTTTGTTTATCACCAGGCTCGTCCATAGTGGAAAATTTTTTCACAAATCAATCCTATAGTGGAAAAAATTTGCGGAATTCGGGTTATTCACTCTATATATTGGAAAATACTTATGAAACCAAACATTCTCTTCGGGGTAGAAAAAATAATGAAAAAAGAAAATCAAAATTTAAAAGATTGGGATCCTAGAGATTATCAAGGCAGAAGCCGTCAAAAGGTTAAAAATAATGAGGACATCTCGTTTTGGGCTTTAGCAGCGGGTGCAATGCTATTGTTACTTAGCCTACTTTTGTCGTAGTGATTCTTCCCACTTCCTGAAAATAACATTACCCCTCTCATAGGCGTCGGCTTCTATGTCTACAACGTCCTTAGACTTACCGTAAATGCCCTCCGATGCCTTTTCTATATCAATGCCCTTATTAATATATTGGTCAGCATGAATGAGCTCATGTGAAAGTGATCTAAGACAATCTTTTAAAGATCTTCCTTGTGTGTAAATAACAACAAGATTAGCTAGCGGTGTGTAATGAGCAGTCTCCTTAAAAAATGGAGACCCTTTATCTTTCTGTTTTGCTCTAGTGAAGTCAATATCTGGAACTTTATCCCCAAAATCAATTCCCTCCGATTTCATGAATTCTATAAGATCAGAAGCCATTTTAGAAATATCCTGGCCCTCAATATAGAAGGATCTACCAGAATTGATAGATTTTAACTTCTCTACATTTTTTAAGTAGTCCGAAAAACTTTTAACCTTTCCCATAGTTTACTATATATCGGGTAAATCTCCGCTTATTATTTTTATATCCCGATAATTGACATTATATTTAAGATCTAAAGTGTGAATTATTTTAATTAAATACTAAAATTGTGAAATTTAAAAACTATCTCGTCTTTGGATTTTTAACCCTCAGCTCTTTTGCTAAATCCCAGTGTACTGACCAATTTACGGAAACCTTCAATGGGTCATTGCCAACATTAGGTGGAACCTGGACCCAGAATGCTTTGACCTTTGGAAGCACAACATACCCAAATGCTTGTGCATCTTGTCCAAGAACAGGTAATTATTATCTATACTACGATGCAATTGGGGATTATATACAAACTCCAGTAATACCAAATCCTGGGATTTTCTCGTTTTGGTATAGAAGAAGCAGCACTTCAGCAACTCATCAATTCGTAGTTGAAACATCAGCAAATGGATCGACCTGGACCACAAGGGGATCATACAGCGGAACCATGTCTGCCACATATGCTCAGTTCACTGTTGATCTGGGAGCTTTAGGATTAACAGATGTTTATGTTAGAATAAGAGACACCAGGCCCACAGCAACAGGGGCCAAGGTTTGGTATCTTGATGATATAAGTTGGGAGAACATTAAGATAGGACAATGGAGCGGATCAGTTAATAGCAATTGGACAAGTCCGCAAAATTGGTGTGGTAATTCTCTACCGACAATAACAACAAATGTAGTTATTCCGGCGGGAACACCAAACAGTCCAGTTTTAAGTACTCCGCACGGATATTGTAAAAATATAACTATTAACAGCGGTGCATCTTTAAAGATACAAGGGGGAAAGCTTCAAATAGCTGAAGCAATCACAGCCCCAGCAAACGCTATCTTAGCAGATGCAGGAACAATAGAAATGGTGGGATCAACAGCTCAATCGATATCCGGAACAGTCTTTGTTAATAAAACACTTGGCAATTTAAGAATAAGTAATTCAGCGGGGGTTAGCGTTTCTGGAGTGGACACATTTAAGATAAAAGGTATTTTGGACTTTGGTGTTTCAAACTCTACATTCAACACTAACAACAAGCTTACCCTTTTATCCTCATCGTCCGGTACTGGAACAATTGCTGATCTAACTTCAAACAATTTGTACTCGGGAAACAGAATCATAGGAAATGCGACAGTTGAAAGATACCTAGCAAATACATCAAAGGCTTGGAATTTTCTATCTGCCCCCACTATTGGGCAAACAATAAAACAGTCTTGGCAGGAGGGGAATTCGGCTTTGGGAAACACCAGATCTGGATATGGAACTATTCTTACTAGCAATTTACCAAATGCTGTTTCTAATTTAGGATTCGACCTATCAAGTGCAGCACCTAGCATTAAAACATATAACTCGGTAACAAATTTATGGGAAGGAGTATCAGGAACTAATATTCAAATAGCTAACACTAAAGGATATATGGTTTTTGTAAGAGGCGATAGATCAGTTACTGCCTATAATCAGGCAACAAATTCAACCATACTAAGAACTTACGGAAAATTATACACACCAATAGATAATCCCCCGCCTGTCGTAAACGTTGCTAATGGATCTTTTGAATCTGTAGGTAATCCTTATGCCTCTGATATAAATTTTTATAAATTAACCCGAACAGGCGGAGTACAGGATGTATATTACGTTTGGGATCCTTTATTAACTAACTCCACTAATTCAGTTTATGGATTAGGCGGATATCAGACTTTTGTTGGTGATGGTCTTGGGAACTATACAATTACACCAGGTGGTGGAAGTTACACATCAGGAAACACCAATATAAGGTCGGGGTTAGCTTTTTTTATAAGAGCTGCAGGATCAGGAGGAACACTCTCCTTTGTTGAGAGAGCTAAGGTTAACAGAAGATCAGTAGAACAAGGCGATAATGGGCATGACGAAAGAAGGATTACAATAAACCTTTCAGTTTTAAACTCTGCGGATTCAATTTTGCTAGACGGGGCTTTTGTTGAGTATGGGCCAAGGTACTCAAACTCGATAGATGAATTGGATATTGCAAAAATAAATAGCACATCTCAAGAATCAGTTTCTATTCTAAGTTCAGGTAATAAACTTGTAGCAGAAAGAAAAGAAATTATAAACAATACGGATACAATTTTTTTAAATATCAACCAGCCAAGAAGACAGTCGTACATTTTAAAATTTATACCTGAAAACATGTCTTCAATAGTTTCAAAGGCAAGGTTGGTAGATAAATTTTTAGGAACGTCTGAATCT